AACGCAGAGCTGGCGAACATACGCGATACCCTTATGCCACGTTTAATGTCCGGAGAGATTGACGTATCCGACATATATTGTTAAGCCACTAAATTCTTGTTTATATGATGTGCAGTACAAGATAGAAATGAAACTTAGGAGGAATTACGATGTCAGAATTCAATGAATCAACCTACGAGAATTCCATCGTCGAACTATTACAGGATCTGGGATATACGTATATTTACGGACCAGAGGTAGAGAGGGATTTTAAGGATCCTCTTATGGGAGATCGTTTGCGTAATTCCTTAGAGGTAATCAATCCGGAACTATCGAATGTAGCTATTGACGAGGCAATTTATAAGATTCGCAATTATGAAGCCGGTTCCCTCGTGATGAAGAATGAAGTGTTTATGGATTATCTTCAAAACGGAGTGCAGGTATCCTATCAGGAGGATGGAGAAACCAAAGGCGCACTGGTGAGATTGGTGGATTATGAGAATCCATCCATGAATAGTTTTATTGTCGCAAATCAGTGGACATACACAGAATATGAAACGAAGAGACCAGATGTCGTTATTTTCTTAAATGGTCTTCCTGTCGTGGTAATGGAACTGAAATCTCCTAAGGAAGAATCCGTCAATGTTGAGGATGCGTACAAACAGATACAGACTTATAAGAAGTCTATAGAAGGATTCTTTATTTATAATGCTTTCTGTGTTATCAGTGATCAGTCGCAGACGATGGCTGGAACGATTACAGCGAGTATGGATCGTTTTATGGAGTGGAAGTCTGTTGATGGAGATTATGAAGATACTGCCTATGCGGATTTCACAACACTTATAAGAGGAATGTTCACAAAGAGCCGATTTCTTGATATTATAAAAAACTTCATTTGCTTTTCGAAAGAAAGCAGCGGAGATGCGAAAATACTTGCGGCGTATCATCAGTATTTTGCTGTAAACAAGGCGATAGAGTCTACGGTTAAGGCAAGTGCTGAAGGTGGAGATGGACGTGGAGGCGTGTTCTGGCATACTCAGGGCAGCGGCAAATCTCTTTCTATGGTGTTCTATGCCAAAGGGTTACAGGATGCTTTGAATAGTCCTACGATTGTGGTCATCACTGATAGAAACGATTTGGATGATCAGCTGTTTTCGCAGTTTTCAAAGTGCAAAGATTTCCTGAGACAGACACCGGTACAGGCTGAGAAAAGAAAACTGTCGGAGGAAGAAGTAAAGAATGGATCTAAGACAATAGGTCTTATGAACTGGCTGGACGGTCGTGCTGCAAACGGTATTATTTTTACCACTATGCAGAAATTTGAGGAAAGTGATGAGCCACTTTCTGATCGCCGGAATATTGTTGTGATGGCGGACGAAGCCCATCGTAGTCAGTATGGATTTGAAGACAAGGTAAATGCCAAGACCGGAAAGATCACAGTGGGAAACGCACGCAGAGTAAGAGATGCGCTTCCTAATGCAACCTATATTGGATTTACCGGTACACCTATAGAGTTGGAAGACCGGAACACTCTGGAAGTGTTCGGGAATTACATTGATATCTATGATATGTCTCAGGCAGTAGCGGATGGAGCAACGCGCCCTATATATTATGAGAGCCGAGTTATTAAGTTGGAGTTGGATCCGGATATCGTTGCTCAGATAGATGATATTTATGATCAGTTAAAGGAAACAGCAAACGAAGTAGATATTGAAAAGAGCAAGCGTGAACTGGCTCACATGGATAGCGTGCTGGGTACACCGAAAGTGCTGAATTCCCTCTGCGGAGACATTATTGATCATTACGAGAATTATAGACAGTATGAACAGACCGGCAAGGCAATGATCGTTGCATACTCCCGTCCGATTGCGGTAAAGATTTATGAGAAGATTTTAGATATGCGTCCGGATTGGAAAAGCAAGGTCAAGATTGTAATGACAGGAGGAAATCAGGATCCTGTTGAATGGAAAGAACTTACCGGTAATAAAGCATATCGTGAGGGATTAGCCAGAGAATTTAAGGATAATAACAGCGAGTTTAAAATTGCGATTGTAATAGATATGTGGCTTACAGGCTTTGATGTTCCGTCCATGTCTACAATGTATATTTTTAAGCCGATGAAAGGGCATAACCTGATGCAGGCAATAGCCCGTGTTAACAGAGTGTTTAATGACAAAGAGGGTGGACTGGTCGTTGATTACATTGGAATTGCATCTGCATTAAAAGCTGCTATGAAGCAGTACACAAAGAATGATCAGAAGAATTTCGGCAATATGAATGTCGCTGCCACTGCCTATAAGAAGTTCCAGGAAAAGCTGATTGTATGCCGTGAGCTTATGCATGGGTTTGATTATTCAGAGTTTATGACAACGGATAGTGATCTGAAGAGAGCGACGCTTATAACGGGGGGCGTGAACTTCCTTTCAGCTGTGGGTATGGAAGAGACAAAAGAAAATTACCTGATGGAAGCATATCTCATGAAACAGTCATTTTCCCTGTCAAAGAGTATTGCTACTGCGGAGGAACGAAGGGAAGAGGCGTATCTGGAAACGGTCCGCTCAGTATTGAATAAGATCGTAAAGCCGGGAACAGTTTCGCTTAAAGATATCAATGCTCAGGTCAATGAACTTTTGAAGCAGAGTGTTCAGAGCGAGGGAGTAATAAATCTATTTACAGATGTTGATACAGAATTTAATCTGTTCAATACTGCTTTTATGGAAGATATAGCTAAAATGCCAGAGAAAAATCTGGCGGTTGAGCTGTTGAAAAAACTGATAGAAGAGCAGGTGAAGCTTTACAAGCGTACTAATATTGTAAAGTCTCAGCAGTTTTCCGAAATGCTGGATCGTGCCATAAAGTCGTATCTCAATGGAATGCTGACCAACGAGGAAGTCATCGATGAATTGATGAAGATGGCAAAAGATATCTCTGATGCGCACAAAGCCGGAAATGAAATGGGATTGACAGATGAGGAACTAGCCTTCTATGATGCGCTTACAAAGCCCCAGGCAGTAAAGGATCTTTATACCAATGAAGAATTGATTGCTATTACCAAGGAACTTACGGAACAGCTTAGAGCATCCCGTACGGTTGACTGGGAGAAGAAAGAATCTGCCCGTGCCGGTATGAGAAGGATGGTGAAAAGACTTCTTAAGAAACACAAATATCCGCCTGAGGGGATGGAGGATGCCGTTAATATCGTTATTGAACAGTGTGAACTGTGGAGTGATGGACAATATGAACGGATTATGGCATATGCAAATATGTTTAATAAATGAGTAAAAGAATCAGATTGTTAAAAGGAGTGGTTCATCGACATGTATATAATACAGGAAGAAGAGATTAAAAATCTCATAGGTGAAGCAACCGAATATGATAAAAAGGAAATGCTTGAAGAAAAGGATCCACGCAGCTGGTGCAAAAGCGTCAGTGCGTTTGCCAATGGCATAGGAGGATCCCTGATATTTGGCATTGTAGATAAGACGAATGAGGTGGTAGGGCTTGCGGATCCCGAAGGTGATTCTGAAAAAATCAGTCGTATACTTCGGGACAAGATGGATCCGGTTCCTTTATTTGTCCTTCGTTTTGTGACTGTCGATGGAAAGAATCTGATTATCCTTGAAATACACCCCGGTGTGGAAACACCATATTATTATGCCGGAAGAAATGAACGTACGGCCTATTATCGTGTTGGGAATGAAAGTGTCATCTGTGATGCAACAAAACTTCATGAACTGACTCTTAAAGGATCCGGCAGAAGTTATGATAGCCTTTCGTCCGGCTATAAGTTGAGCGATATGTCTTTTACTAAACTTAAGTCCGTTTATTTTCAAAGAGCAAAGAAAAAGTTTGAGGATTCTGATTATAGTTCCTTTGGAATTGTTGGAGATAATGGAATTCTTTCCAATGCAGGTGCGCTTCTCGCAGATGAAAGCCCTATACGGCATTCACGTCTGTTCTGCACAAGATGGAATGGACTTACAATGGCTTCAGGGAGACAGGATGCTTTAGATGATGGTGAATATAGCGGAAGTCTTGTTTCGCTTCTACAGGAAGGAGAAGCGTTTGTAAAGCGGAATTCTCATAAGGGATGGTTCAAAGCTCCGGACAGGAGAATAGAGTTGCCGGACTATCCTGAGAGGTCTGTTACCGAGGGAATCGTGAATGCCTTAATTCATCGTAATTATATGGAGGTCGGAAGCGAGGTTCATATTGATATTTATGATGATCGTCTGGAGATATATTCACCAGGAGGGATGTTTGATGGCATAAATGTTCAGGATCGTGATATTATGTCAGTTCCGTCGCGAAGAAGAAATCCCATAATAGCTGATGTGTTTTCAAGACTGAATTACATGGAGCGCCGTGGGAGTGGTTTTAAGAAGATTATAGAGGATTATCAGGCACAACATAATTATGATGAAACCAGAAAGCCTAAATTTCTTTCGGAACATGATGCCTTCTTTCTCACGTTATGGAACCTGAATTACAAGGATGGGAACGGTTATGGGAACGGTCGTGGGAACGGTTCTGGGAATAGTTCTGGAAATGGTTCCGGGAACGATGATGGGAATGGTCAGGTAGACAATTCATCCAGGGTATATGGTAACGAAATTCGGCAGAGAGCAGACCTTATAGCAAATTACTTAAAGGAAAATCCGCAGACATCAATTAATGATGTGGCAAACCATCTTGAATTAAGCAGAAAGAAAGTGGTTGCAGCAATTGATTATCTAAAGGAGAATAACCGTATCTTTTATGAGGGTACGAATCGAAAGGGACATTGGGTAGTAAGAAGTTAAATTGCAGATACGAAATTTGTGTAATGAAAAACGCCGAGACATTTAGTACTCGGCGTTTTGATATTTTTAGGTATCCTTCTGATAGCAAGTACAGCAATATCCATCAGCTCTCAAACAGATCCCTGGCAACCAGGGCGGTGTCTGTCCCATGATGCTGCAGATATCGTGATAGTCTTCATTCTCAGGACACTCGATGATGAGCTCATCATGGACATGACCGACGATGCGGTGATCGTGGAGTTTTGTCATGGCATAGCAGAGAAGATCCCGGCTGATTGCCTGCACGATGTTTTCCACGAATTTTGGACCGTAGGATTCAATCCTGCCCCATTTCTTCTGAGAATCGGTGCCGTAGTAGGTAACCGACTCTGTACCGTACTGGCTGAGTGACATCTTGGGCTTCACATAAGAGAGCCGCCTGCCGGAAGGGAGTATGATAAAGAGCATACCGGACTTCCAGACGAATTCAATGGATCCGACTTTTGAAGATATATGCTGTTTTACAGCTTTTTTCACTGCCTTGTCAACATCCCACCAGTATTTTACGATATTGGGATTGGCATCACGCCAGGAATCTACAAGGGGCTGAAGTTCTTCTTCCTGAAGCCCCATCTCCAAAGCGCCCATGGATTTCAAGGCACCTACGGATCCACCGTAACCTAACGCCAATTCGGCGATTTTGCCCTTTTGCCTGAGATGACCATTGATGCCGTGCTTTACGACAGGTACCTTGAACATCTTGGATGCTGATTCACAGTAGATATCGCCGTTGTTTACGAAAACTTTGGAACGCCATTTTTCACCGGCAAGGTATGAAAGCACTCTGGCTTCAATGGCGGCAAAATCACTCACGGTATATTTCATTCCCGGTTTCGGGATAAAGGATGTGCGGATCAGCTGGCTTAAGATATCCGGTACATTTTTGTAGAGCAGATCCAGCATTTCATCATCACCGGACTTTACCAGTTCCCTTGCGGATTCAAGTTCCGGGATCTTATTCTGGGGAAGGTTCTGCAGCTGGATCAGTCTTCCTGCCCAGCGACCGCTGCGGTTCGCACCGTAGAAGAAAAACATCCCTCTGCATCTGCCATCTTTGCATACGCTGTTGATCATGGCGTTATATTTTTTCACAGAGCTCTTCGCCAGCATCTGTCTGAGTATAAGCACTTCCCTGAGTTCCGGGGGAGTGGTCTTGTCTTTAATGGCTGCGGCAACTTCCTTTTTGGAAAGGGATGTCATTTTAAGCCCGTGATCAGAGAGCCAGTCGTTCAACTGGATCACGCTGTTGGGATTTTCAAGACCGGTGATATTCTGTAGCCTTTTCATGAGATGCTCTTTGGTGACAGCATCCAGACGGATCGCCTGCTCCACAAAGGGGATATCAATCATAATGCCCCGATCGTTTATTTCCTGATCAATGTGATATTCAGCCCATACTTTATCAGGTACGGGATATTTTTTCAGTCGTTCGTGTATGGATATCTCCACATCAACGTCGCGCTTATTATAGGTTTTGAAGAGTTCCCATTTATCTGGCGTATGAGAGGGAAGGTTCCTTGTTCTGCCGCCATTTGCCTGTGTGGCTTTGCAGGGCTTACAGAAGTAGGCGATAAGTTCACGACCTTCCTTCATTTTCTGTTCATCAAGACCTAAAGCGGCACCGGCCTTTTCAAGCGAGAGTGGCAGTCCGTTGTAGGCTGATAATACAAGATCGCAGTACCAGGAATCCGGTCGCAAATAATCTGTTCTGGATTCTTCATCGGATGCGCCCTTTGCAAATATATCGGGATAGTTCCTCTGAAGATATCTGGATATACAGATGCGCTCGAAGTTTGCATTAAACGCCCATTTATTTACATTATCATCAACAAGTGCGTTCAGGATCTCATCGGGGATAGTTTCGCCGGATGCAAGATCATAGGTGGTGACAGGTCCTGCATTTACGGATACGCCGAAAAGCAGTATCTCGAAAGCAGGGGACTCTGTGTAGCGGTATACACCGCTTTTTGAAAGATCAATATCTGAGTAAGTCTCGATATCGATCGACATTGAGGTTATATTGTCCATCTTTGTCCTCCGTAGAAAAAATGGACGGCGGAATAGCTCCGCCGCCCGTGATAATTGTTACAGATCAGTTCAGGAAGCCGTCATCATCATCGTCATCGTCTTCATCCCCGAAGGAATCAGCCGTGATGTAGGCACCGCCCAGAGGCTCACCGTCACGAACCTTCTTCAAGCCCTGGAAACCGGCAGCGATACCCTTGTTGCCGTTCACATTGTAGGCATAGAAGTTGATCATGACCTTGGCGTAGATACCGCTGTAAAGCTCAGAGCTGTCGATGATTTCATTGCCTGCCGCATCGAAGCACTTAGGCTTACGGATGCTGTTGGCATTGATGAACCATGCATTTGCATAAGCGGGATCCTCAGGTCTGTCCTGATCGCCGTCCCTTAAGGGAGTCTTGATGGAGGAAAGGGGAGGAACGGATTTGCCACTTCCACGAAGCTTTCCTTCGCCGTCTTCGTAAGCCGCCTTTATGGCTGCCTTGATCTTCTCATAGGTGACAACATCGTCCTTGGGGATGATGAAGGAACCGCTGAACTTAGGTGTGCCGCCACCCATAGGCTCCTTAGCTTCGCTGGCACAAAGGTAGCTGCACCTTGTGTTCTTGCCTGTCACAACTGTAGTTAATGCTGAAACAACCTTATTCTTCATAGTATTATTCTCCTTCATTTGTCTCGAAATCACTATTTGTTACGTTTACATACTCAGGGCGCTTATCCGTTTCCGGTACAAGCACCGGCTTTCCTTTGGGTCTTACAATGAGACCGGAAAGCAGTTCTTCAAATCTCTTCTTGCCAAGCTCTTTTGTAAGAGCCGTGATGCCTTTGACCTTCTGCTCGTAAGGATCACATCCGGCTTCCGTAAGGACTTTTGCCACGGCATCTTCATCCGAATATTTCCTGTTTGCCTTGCCCTCCACAACCTTAAAGCCGTTAAAGCGTGTGCCGGTTAATGCTTTATTCAAGGCATATTCCTTTACATCAGCCGCCCATGCGGTGAGGTTGTCGATTGAGGGGAGGATGAGTGCTATCTCTTCATCCGTAAGAAGCTCAGGCTCTTCGAATTCATATTTCATAAGCTTCATCTCTTCCTCAGCCCTGGCTCTGCAGGTGTCCTTTACTTTGCAGAAAACGCAATGATCGCCGGGGTGAAATTCACCTGTGTTATCAAGTGCTTCTCTGGCAGCAGGGGCAAGTATTTCATCTGCCCACTTAAGCAGTTCGTCCTTTGTGGTCTCCCAGGTGCAGACGTTTTCTCTACGGGGCTGGTAGATGGAAAGCTTGACGCGATCCATGGAGTAGATACCTTCAAAGGTATCCAGGGCTGCGGCGGCGTAGCACATGAGCTGACTGTTGTTTTCAGCTGCCACAGGGATCCCGACTCCGTATTTGTAGTCGATGATGTGAAGCAGTCCGTCTGCTATGATCACGCAATCTCCGGTTCCGAATCCCTCAGGTACCCATCTTGAATAATCAAGTCTCTGCTCGATCCCGATATAAGGGTCCGGGGAGAGGACCTTTGCTTCCTCAATCTGAGCCACCACGAAATCACGGTAGCCTTCTGCGCATTCCTGCATTTCCTGGTCATACCACGTGAGATCTTCGGTTGGATCACGGGACTTACGCCTGAGTGCCTGCTTCAGGAGATGCTCGCAAAGTGCGTGAGCGTCTGTTCCCTGCGCGGCATATGGACTGCCCTTGTCATCGGCCTGCATGTTAAGAAGCGCCGATCTGGTACAGGCGATCCACCTCTCACTGGAAGAGGCGGGAAGCCTTGCGTGTGCTCTTTTTCCCATTACCAATCCCTCGCTTTCGTGAGGATCTCTGAGAAGAGCTCAGGGTGAGCTTCGATGTCGCTTAAGCAGGAGAGGCTGTATTCCTTAAGAAGTTCCTTTACCTGCTGTCTGCAACCGTTCGCGGCTTTTTCTGCCAGAGTGCTTCTTACTTCATCAAATCCGATTTCCTCTGCAGGAGCCTCTGTGGCAGTTTCCTTTTCCGCTTCAGCTTTCTTCTCAGGAGCTTTCTCTGTCTTTTTTGCAGGTGCATCCTTCTTCTTTGTTTCAGGTGCTTCCTGCATGAGACTTGCAAGCTCTGTGATGTCTGCTGCGATGCGGTTAAGGATGGTTACGATCTCTTTTTCTTTCATCGCTTTTCTCCTTATCTTGTTATGAAGTTTTCTGGTTACCGGGATGCACCCGGTTGAGCTCTTGTCCTGTTCATCTCTCTTGTCTCCTTTTTGCCTTTCACTACAAGCACCGCCGTTTCGGAAAGCTTTTTGGGTGCTGTGGTGAATTTTTTTTGAAGCAGTTATCTTTCCCTGCTCACAACAAGCACCGCCGGTCTGAATGGATTTTTGGGTGGTGTGGGAGAAATTTTTTGGAAACGTTTTTTGCTTATAAAAAGGAAGCGATGGAAATTTTCGATATCAGATACCCAAAAACGAATAGAAAACGGCGGTGCTTGTAGTGAGGGCGATGAGACCTCGGGAACATTCACAAAGCACATAAGAAAGAGAGGTTTGAGATGAAGAGAGCGATCATACCTATGAAAAGCTGCAGAAAGGTCATCAGTAATGGTGAGTGCGGTGTGGCGGCAGAGATCGGGACATACGGTTTCGGCTCAGACGATAACTGCCAGGCTTACCTTAAGATCACAGACCTGGGAGCCGGGTTTGACGGAAAGATAACCCGTGACGAAGACGGGGAACTGGATTCCATTGAAATCTCCATAGACGGCGATGACGGGATCATCATGCTGATGGACGTTCTGGATTTTGCGGCAAAGACGCTGGTACAGCAGGCATTGGAGGAGGAATGAGGATGAAACTTAAATTCAACAGATGTGATTACACAGGCAGACAGAAGAACTGTGTATACGGAACACCGGTTACGGTGACAGATGCGGCGGGGATGGCAGCCCTTGCCGCTTTCGACCATGTTTGTGCGGATTACAAGAATAATTACAGATCGGGGGATAACTTCATCCGTTCCAATGTAATCCCGATGGATTGTGACAATGACCATTCAGAAGATCCGAAGGAATGGATTACGCCTGAGATGGTGGATGAAGAATTTGAAGATGTGCCTCATGTGATCGTGCCGTCCAGACATAACAATAAGGAAAAGGACGGGAAGTCAGCCCGTCCGAGGTTCCATGTATATTTCCTGTGTTCTGAGTTTACGGATGCGGATGCATATGCAGAGCTGAAAGTGACGCTGCAGAAGAAGTATCCGTTTTTCGATGATAACGCTCTGGGATCTGCACGTTTCATATATGGAAGTAAGGTGGATGAGTCGGAAATCATCTGGAAGGACGGAACGAAGACGGTAGATGAGTTTTTATCCGAACAGTCCTCTGCAGATGAGGCCTATACCATACCGCAGGGGAAGAGAAATGCAACCATGAGCCGCTTTGCCGGAAGGATCGTGAAGAGATATGGATTTACTGAAGAAGCGAAAAAGATATTCATGGACGAAGCGGAGAAGTGCGACCCGCCTCTTGATGATGTAGAGCTGGAAAGGATCTGGGGGAGCGCTTCGAAGTTTGCAAAGAAGGTGGCGAAGAGTCCCGGATATGTGCCACCGGATCAGTTTAATGGCGGTGCACCTGCGGGACCTGCCGGTTCCTTGAAACCGCAGGATTACAGCGACATCGGGCAGGCGAAGGTATTGTCAGCGGAATATGGCGATGAGCTTAAGTACAACGGTTCCACGGATTATCTTCATTACAACGGCGTTTACTGGGAAGAATCCATATCGGCGGCGGTAGGTGCGACAGAACAGTTTTTGGATATGCAGCTTGCTGATGCGGAGATGCTCAGGTTCAGGGCGAGGCAGAGCTGCCTGAATGCCGGTCTTGATGAAGAGGATCTTCAGAAGAAGAAACCGCCTCAGGGCGCAACGCCTGTACAGGAAAGACTCTTCTATGAGTATCTGGATGCTTGCGTATATTACGCATTCGTTATGAAGAGAAGGGATATGAGATATGTGAAATCCGCAATGGAAGCTGCAAAGCCTATGGTCTATGTGGATTCAAAAGACCTGGACAATGATCCCTTCCTTCTGAATACGCCGGAATCCACCTATGACCTGAGGATGGGACTTTTGGGAAAGATGGATCACGATGAGAAGCACCTGATCACGAAGGTTACATTGGCAGAACCGGGTGATAAGGGCATGGATCTGTGGTTGGAAACGCTTGATAAGACATTTTGCGGTGATACCGAACTGATCGGATACGTTCAGGAAGTAATCGGACTTGCAGCTATCGGGAAGGTGTTTGTGGAGGCACTTATCATCGCATTCGGTGACGGCCGCAACGGTAAATCCACGTTCTTCAATACGATACTTCGGGTTCTCGGTTCCTACGGTGGCTCTCTCTCAGCAGATACGCTGACTGTAGGTTGTAAGAGAAATACGAAATGGGAAGTCACGGAACTGAATGGCAGGAGGCTTGTTATTGCGGCTGAGCTGGAAGAGGGTCAGAGGCTTTCAACATCGATCCTGAAGCAGATCACATCCACCGATGAGATACAGGGCGAGAAGAAGTTCAAGGATCCTGCAAAGTTCATCCCTTCACATACCTGTGTGTTATATACGAACCATTTGCCGAAAGTCGGCGCATCCGATGCCGGTACATGGAGAAGACTTATCGTGATCCCCTTCACCGCTAAATTTGAGGATTCCGGCGATACCAAAAACTATGCAGATTACCTTATCACGGAGGCGGGTCCGGCAGTGCTGTCATGGATCATCGAGGGCGCAGAGCGTGTCATTGACAAGCAGTACCACCTGACAAGACCACAGTGCGTGCAGGATGCCATCGATGAATATCGCCGTGACAATGACTGGCTGAACATCTATCTCACGGAGCGTTGCGAGAGGGATGCAAATGCCAGGGTAAAGGCTGCGGATCTTTACGATGATTATAAGTCCTACTGCGAGAGAGTGGGCGAATATACCCGTTCACAGGCAGAACTGTGTAAAGCACTTGTGGCTGCGGGATTTGACCGTAAACGCATGAACAATGGCTGGAATTTCTTTGGTCTCAGGGTTCACGATGACCTTTTGGATGATGAGGATTGAGTGAAAAAGTGAACCCCCGTGAACCTTTTTTCTCCTTACTACGCATGTATATAAAAATTGGATTTTCAATATATATATAAAGGTATATGGAGAGGGTTCACCGGGGTTCACGATTTGGAGGATCACATGAGCGAAAAGCAGATAGAACAGGCACTCATTCGACAGGTGACGAAGTGCGGAGGCTTGTGTCTTAAGTGGATATCACCCGGGTATGACGGCGTTCCTGACCGCATATGTTTATTCGGTGACGGGAAGATCGGATTTGTGGAAGTGAAGCGACCGGGTGCTAAGCCACGAAAGCTTCAGCGGATACGGCTTAAAAAGTTAAGAGACCTGGGCTTTCCTGTTTTCGTTCTGGATGATCCGGCTGATATACCAGAGATCATTGATGAGATAAAGGAGAATTGATGGAAGGTACGATGACAAATTGGGAGAATCTGGCAAATGCTATTGTGCTGACCGCGGTTAAAGATTTTAGGATTGAATACAAGAGATACCTGAAGAATCCGAAAAGTAAGGCGGCAGCGGCTGAAGTGGCATCGCTGATCAGATTTTTTACAAGCGATTATTACAGCACCCTGACATCCGTGGACGGCGAGTTTCTTGTCAGGAAGCTTAAGGAAGAAGTGGAGGAAAAGATAAATGCTGAAAAGGGAAGATCTTCATAAATATCAGAAGTTCTGTGTGGAATTCCTATTGGAACATCCCGAGGCACTTCTGATACTGGAAATGGGATTGGGAAAAACAATCATTACACTGACTGCCATATGGATCCTGCTGTATGACCGTTTTGAAGATATCAATAAATGCCTTGTGGTGACACCGCTGAGAGTTACAAAGATCTGGATGGACGAAGCAAAGAACTGGTCACACACAAAAGATCTGAGACTGTCGAGAGTGACCGGTACAGCGGCTGAGAGAAAAGCGGCACTTAAGGCAGATGCGGATATCTATGTGATCAACAGAGAGAATCTGGCATGGCTGGTGAAATATTATGAAGACAATAAGATGGCGTGGCCGTTTGATCTGGTTGTTTTGGATGAGCTTTCTTCATTTAAGAATTTTAAGAGCCAGAGATTCAAGGCGATGCGTAAAGTCAGACCTTTTGTAAAAAGGATGATCGGACTGACCGGGACACCAACGCCACAGGGGCTTGAAGATCTGTTTGCTGAAGTTGGGATCATCGATAATTTTCAGAGATTCGGTCGGTTTATTGGCAGATACCGGGATGCATATTTCAGAAAAGGCGCATATAACCCGTATACCGGAGTGGTTTTCAACTATATTCCGCTGCCAGATGCTGAAGAGAGGATATATGACAAAATATCTGACATTGCTATCAGTATGAAGAGCGTGGATTACCTTGATATGCCGGAATGCGTATATGTTGACCATGAAGTCGAGATGGATGACAGGGAAAGAGCCGTATACGACGAAATGAGAAATGATCTGGTTGTAGAGCTGGGCGGTGAGACCGTTACTTCACAGAATGCGGCTGTTTTATCAAATAAGCTTATGCAGATGGCTTCAGGATGCCTTTATACAGAAGACGGCGGCGTGGTGAATATCCATAGTAAGAAATTGGAGATGCTGGCTGATCTGATAGAGCAGGCGAATGGGCAGAATGTTCTGGTCATCTATCATTTCCGTTTCGACCATGAGAGAATCCGTGAATATCTGAAAGAACAGGGATATGAGCCACGGGATATTAAGACGGACACTGATATTGATGACTGGAATGCCGGAAAGATACAGGTCGGAATGATAAGTCCTATGTCAGCCGGACACGGGCTCAATCTTCAGAAGGGCGGTCACATCGAAATCTGGGTAACACTTCCGTGGTCATACGACTACTACTCACAGACGGTGGCAAGGCTTTGGAGACAGGGAGCTACAGCAAATACAGTGACGATTCATCATATTATATGCAGCGAGACCGTGGACTTGGATGTGGTGGATGCCCTTAAGAGAAAGAGCACTACACAGGAAAACCTGATAGCGGCGGTTAAAGCGAATCTTGGGGAGGTGAGGCGATGAAAGCAAAAGAATACATGCAGCAGGCGTACTTTCTTGATAAAAGGATCAATTCACTTGTAAGACAGGTGAACAACCTTTGGGATCAGGCTACGAACATTTCACAGGTCTTAAGTGATATGCCGCATAGTCCAAACAGAGACGGTTCCAAGATGGAGAATAAGATCGTGGATATCTGTGATCTGACAGATGAAATCAAGAAACAGACCGAGAAGCTGAAGAAGCTGCGTAAGGAAATGATGGCTGTTGTATCAAAGGTGCCGGATCCTGAATACCAGCTTATCTTACAGGAAAAATATTTTGAGATGCTGACCTGGGAAGATATTGCTTCAGATCTTAACAGATCGGTAAGAAGCGCACAGCTGTTGCATGGTAAGGCACTTGAAGCAGTACAGGTGATTTTAGATAAGAAATAAAGTTTGCGCACTTTTTCGCAGTTTTTCGCTATGGACATATGATATTGTTATACTGACGAAAGTGTAAAATGGTACGAGCCCGGAGGGAGAGATCCTTGCCGGGCTTTTGTATTGGAGATGATTGAATGCCAAGAAGACCTGACATACCATGTAAGCATCCGATGTGCCCAAGGCTGATACCTTATGGGCAGCAGTATTGTGATGAGCATAAGCCGTTGCATATGAAAGATCGGAGCTATTCATGCGAGCGTGGTTATGGATACAAATGGCAGCAGGCAAGGAAGAAGTTCCTGCAGGCGCATCCTATATGTGTGAGGTGCTATGCAGAAGGAAAGATAACCGAGGCTACTGTCGTGGATCATATCATTCCACATCGTGGAGATATGAAACTCTTCTGGGATAAGAGCAACTGGCAGCCTTTATGCGAGCATCATCATAATGTAAAGACGATGACTGAGGATAATAAAGTGGAGTACCGATTCTGAGCATAGGGGTAGGGGGAGTGAAAATCTCTGGGAGCCTATCCCTCCAAGACCGGCGCCCCCTCATTTGTGTAAAATCGCGAAATGCGTGACGGGGGGTCAAATTTCAAATTTCAGAGGAAGGAGGGATTCCGATGGCAGGTAGGAAACCAAAGCCCACAGCCCTAAAGAAGCTGGAAGGCAATCCGGGAAAAAGAAAACTGAATACGAAGGAGCCGATGCCGGGTAAAGGAATGCCCGACTGTCCGAAGTGGCTGCTTCCTGAAGCGAAGGAAGAATGGAAACGGCTTTGTCAGAAGCTGTCCGAGATGGGAGTGCTGACAGATATAGATATGGCGGCGTTTGCTGCATACTGTCAGTCTTTCGCACGTTGGAAACAGGCACAAGAGCATATAGATTCCGAGGGCTCAACTTTTGAGACTGAAAAGGGATATCAGCAGCAGACACCGTGGGTAGGTATAGCAAATACCAATCAGAAGCTCATGATGCAGGCAGCATCCGAGTTCGGGCTTACGCCTTCAGCCAGATCGAGGATCATGGCAGCGACAGGTCATAAGGATGATGACGAAGATGATATGGCAGCAATATTAAGGGGTGATGACTGATGGCAAAGGAAACACGGCCAAAGGATTATCCTAAGCTAAAGAATTATCAGCCGACGCGGTTCATGCTTCCGACTTCTCATTATGATAAGAAGAAGGCAGACCGGGCGGTTAAGTTTATTGAAGCCCTGAGACATACAAAGGGCAAATGGGATAATCAGAGGTTCTGGTTATTGCCCTGGCAGGAACAGCTGGTCCGGGATATTTTCGGGATTGTCAAAGCTGACGGCAACAGGCAGTTCCGGACAGCGTTCGTGGAAATATGCAAAAAGGTAGGTAAGAGCGAATTGGCAGCAGCTATCGCTCTTTATCTTTTATACGCGGATAATGAGCCTTCTGCTGAGGTATATGGAGCCGCTGCGGATCGGCAGCAGGCGGGGATTGTTTTCGATGTAGCAAAACGCATGGTGGAGAAAAGTCCGCTGCTTATGCAACAGTCAAATCTGCTGGGAGCAACAAAGCGAATTGTAAACTATGGCAATTCAGGGTTTTATCAGGTGCTCAGTGCTGAGGTTGGTACAAAGCACGGATTTTCGATTTCAGGCTTAGTATTTGACGAAATCCACACTCAGCCAAACCGGCAGTTATACGATGTTTTAACGAAATATTCGTCAGATGCCAGGGCAAATCCGCTGCATTTCATAATTACAACTGCAGGTAATGACAGAAACTCTATTGCATATGAGCTTCATACAAAGGCGATTGATATTTTGGAAGGCAGACGTGAGGATCCGACATTTTATCCTGTGGTCTACGGGCTTAAGGATGATGAAGACTGGGAGGATGAAGCAAATTGGTATAAGGTAAATCCCTCTTTGGGGTATACCGTGGATATCGAGCGTTTGCGTGATGCCTACAGGGAAGCAAAACAGAATCCGGCTGATGAGATCACTTTCAAATGGCTCAGGATGAATATGTGGGTTTCGGCAAAAACTGCATGGATCCCTGATCAGATTTACATGAGAGGTAATGAGCCGATAGATGTGGAAGCTCTTCGTGGGCGTGACTGCTATGCTGGTCTGGATTTATCCAGTACCGGAGATATCACAGCCTTTGCTCTGGTATTTCCACCTGAGGATGAAGATGGGAAGTATATTGTGCTTCCGCATTTCTGGGTACCGGAAGAAACGATACCGCAAAGGGTGAAAGCTGCTTCTGTCCCATATGATAAATGGGAGATGCAGGGATATCTTACAGCAACGCCGGGGAATGTGGTGGATTACAACTATATTCAGCATTATATCGAAGAGTGTGCTGAAAAGTATCATATTTTGGAGGTGGCTTACGATAGATGGAATGCTACGATGCTTGTGACGAATCTTATGGAAGAAGGACTGACTATGGTTCAGTTCGGACAGGGCTATAAAGACATGAGCCCTGCCTGTAAAGAGTTCTATAAGGTGCTGATGCAAGGTCGGATGCTCCATGGCGGTAATCCAGTTCTCAGATGGATGGCAGGAAATGTGGTGATCGAGACTGATGACGCAGGCAATATCAAGATGACGAAATCGAAGTCATTGGAGAAAATTGACGGTATTGTCGCAACGGTGATGGCGCTGGATCGAAGTGTCCGGCATGAGCAGCAGGGAAGCGTTTATGATGGACGCGGGTTATTAGTTCTTTGATCGGAGAAAATAAAATGATGATAATTGCTTTGATAGGTTTCTGCGTGATCGTAGAAGCCTTTAATTTTGCATACGGGGAGGATTTTTGATATGGGCGTGTTGAGCGGCTTATTCAAATCGAGGGATAAACCTACGGACAGGACTGCAGGTAGTTCGTATAGCTTCTTTTTGGGATCCAGTTCAGCTGGAAAGTATGTAACAGAGAGATCTGCGATGCAGATGACGGCGGTGTACTGTTGCGTGAGGATACTGTCAGAAGCGGTGGCGAGTTTGCCATTACAATTTTACAGATATACTGATGATGGCGGTAAGGAAAAAGCGGTGGATCATCCGCTTTATTTTTTGCTCCATGATGAGCCGAATCCAGAGATGACTTCATTCATTTTCAGGGAAACGCTAATGACGCATCTATTGCTTTTCGGGAATGCGTATTCGCAGATCATCCGTAATGGAAAGGGTGAGGTTGTGGCGTTATATCCGCTGATGCCGGACAGGATGAAGGTGGATCGTGATGAGCATGGAAAGCTTTACTACGAATATACCGTCTATGATTCTGATGATGTAAATGGCAGAAAAGGAACAGATAAAGTCGGTCGTACTGTGAAGCTGAAGCCTTACGATGTGCTTCATATTCCGGGGCTTGGTTTTGACGGACTTGTGGGATATTCGCCGATTGCTATGGCGAAGAATGCTATCGGGCTTGCGATTGCTACTGAAGAGTATGGCAGTAAGTTCTTTGCAAATGGTGCGGCACCTTCAGGTGTGTTGGAGCATCCAGGTACGATCAAGGATCCTTCGAGGGTTCGTGAGAGTTGGCAGGCTACTTTTGGTGGAAGTGGCAATGCAAATAAGATTGCGGTTTTGGAAGAGGGTATGAAATATACTCCGATTTCTATTTCACCGGAACAGGCTCAGTTCTTGGAAACAAGGAAGTTCCAGATTGATGAGATAGCAAGAATCTTCCGTGTGCCGCCTCATATGATCGGAGATTTGGAAAAGAGCAGCTTCAATAATATCGAGCAACAGTCGCTTGAATTTGTGAAGTATACGCTGGATCCCTGGGTGAGCAGATGGGAGCAGGCTATGGTTCGGGCATTGCTTACACCGGATGAAAAGAAACGATACTTCTTTAAGTTTAATGTTGATGGGCTGTTGCGTGGAGACTATCAGAGCCGTATGAATGGATACGCTACGGCAAGGCAGAACGGTTGGATGTCTGCAAATGATATCAGGGAGCTTGAAAATCTTGACCGCATTCCTGAGGAAGACGGTGGTGATCTGTATTTGGTGAACGGAAACATGGTTCCGCTTATTTCGGCAGGCGCGGCGTACAACCTTGAAGCTGATACTACAGAAACTACAGAGAGTTCCGGCGGTGAGCCCGGACAGGAAGACCAATCGGAGCAGACTCTGAAAAGGCGGCGAAGGGAAGGAGGATAAAACAAAATGAAGAAGTTTTGGAATTGGAAAAGCAGGAAGATCAGAGACCAGGCTTCAGGCGAAGAGGTGGCTGAGAGGGTGCTTTTCCTGAATGGAACAATAGCTGAGGAAAGCTGGTTTGACGATGATGTTACGCCGGAGCTTTTCAAGGAAGAGCTGAATGCCGGAACAGGCAATATCACAGTCTGGATCAACAGTCCGGGCGGTGACTGTGTTGCTGCGGCTCAGATCTATAACATGCTTATGGATTACAAGGGCGATGTAACTGTCAAGATCGATGGCATTGCGGCTTCTGCTGCAAGTGTGATCGCGATGGCAGGTACGAAGGTGCTTATGAGTCCGGTTAGCATGATGATGATCCATAATCCGGCTACTATCGCTTTCGGTGATAAGACCGAGATGAACAAGGCAATTGAAATGCTGGATGCGGTGAAGGATTCCATCATGAATGCCTATGAGATCAAAACCGGTATGAGCAGAGCAAAGATTTCACATCTTATGGATGCTGAGACCTGGATGGATGCTCATAAGGCGATGGAGCTTGGCTTTGCGGATGAGATCATGCAGCGGGCTGAGGAAGATGTCGAGGCACCTGATGTTTCAATGATGTTTTCCAGGGCGGCTGTAACTAATTCGCTTATGGATAAGATTGCTGCAAAGTGCAGGATCAAGCAGCCTGAGAGCGGTGAAGGTGTGGCAGATGACTGTTGCACTGGTGCAACTGAAGACAATGTAACCGGGCGTTCCACTGATGAGATCAGGGAGCGCTTAAATTTTATCAAGAGATTTATCTAAGGAGGATAAAGCAATGACTGTTAAGGATTTGATTGAAAAGAGAGCAAAGGTGTGGGATGCGGCGAAGAGCTTTGTCGATACCCACGAGAAGGAAAATGGCGTTCTTTGTGCAGAGGATGCGGCTACTTATGACCGTATGGAGAAGGAGATCGAGGATCTTACCGCTGCTATTGATCGCCAGCAGAGAGCTGAGGCAAGGGAGGCTGAGTTTAGTAAGCCTGTGAATGCGCCTCTTACCGGCAGACCTGCAAAGCAGGAAGTCGATGAGAAGGTTGGTCGTGCATCCAATGCCTACAAGGAAGATTTCGGGGCACATCTCCGTGGACAGAGACTTGTTCACAACGTGCTTTCTGAGGGAGTTCAGGCAGACGGCGGTTATCTTGTACCGGAAGAGTTTGAGCGTCAGATCGTGACAGGACTTGATGAGGCGAACGTGGTGAGAGGTCTTGCGAAGGTCATTACCACAAGTGCTGAGAGAAAGATCCCTGTTGCGGCTACACACTCTACCGCTGCATGGACAGCTGAGAATGGAGCTTATACTCCGAGTGATCCTTCCTTCGATCAGAAGACCATTGATGCGTTCAAGCTTACTGATCTTGTGAAGGTATCCATCGAGCTTCTTCAGGATTCTATGTTTGACCTTGAGTCTTACATTGCATCCGAGTTCGCAAGAGCATTCGGTATTGCTGAGGAAGAGGCGTTCTGTGTTGGTACAGGAACAGGTCAGCCTACAGGTATCTTTACTGCCAATGGCGGTCAGGTGGGCGTGACCGCAGCATCTTCTACCGCTGTGACTGCGGATGAGCTTATCAGCCTTGTATATGCGCTGAAGAGTCCTTATCGCAGAAACGCAAAGTTCCTTGCGAATGACGCAACCATTTCAGCAATCAGGAAGTTGAAGGACGGTAACGGCGTGTATCTCTGGCAGCCTTCCCTTCAGGCAGGTGAGCCGGACAAGCTCTTGGGCTATGACCTTTACACCAGTCCTTATGTTCCTCAGATGGAAGCCGGTGCTTTCTCTGTTGCGTTCGGTGATTTCAAGAATTACTGGATCGCTGACCGTTCCGGCAGGACCGTACAGAGACTCAACGAGCTTTACAGCACTAACGGACAGGTTGGCTTTGTCGCAACCGAGCGTGTTGACGGCAAGGTAATCCTTCCTGAAGGCATCAAGCTCCTGAAGATGAAGGCGTAAGTATAGCAGATAATGGGGCTGCCGTGTAAAAAGCGGCAGCCCGGACTTGGAGGTAAGAGATGAGCGAATATAACGCAAAGAATTATACAGAGCAGGGCGGCGAGGTCACCCATATCGGCGGTAAGATCGTGTATGACAATGGGCTGATGCCAAATCAGGCGGCTTGCACTGGCACATCGAACGGAGAAAAGGCTGTGAATGCTCTGCTTTTGAAGCTGAAGAATGCCGGGCTTATGGTGGGTGATGCTTTCACCATGCAGTATGCGGCGGTAACGGACAGCATTTCCGGTCATGCGGATCGCCAGTATAACACCGGAAAGATTTCCAGTGTTGCGGTGGATAATGACGACCACATCATTACCATTACGTTGTCTGACAAGGTGAAAAACCTTAAGGATTTCGATGGTGGTAATGGCTGGGGCGTGCATAAATGGCTTGGAGTTGGTTTGGGAGTTGGTATTTCTCCTATCACCGGACTGTATTACAACGGTTCAGTTCTTACAGCTGATGATGTGACTGAGGCTACACAGTGTGATCTTGATGCTGGATATTTTGTCCGTTGGGTTGCGGCTGATCTTGTGCTTGCAGGTGATAACACGGAGAAATCCGTTGATAACTTCACACTGTGGGCTGATGGATATGCAGAAACTGAGTATACGCTGAAGATTGTGGAGCCTGCGTAAGGATTATGAGGCGGTGGAAAAATCTGCCGCCTTAATTGTGAGGTGGAGCGATGATCGTAACTGTGGAAGAGATGAAGAATTATCTGAGGATTGATTTTGAGGATGATGATTCGCTTATAGAAAATTTCATATCCGCAGCTGAAAAGCAGTGCATGGATATCCTACGGACAGACGATATTTCGGATCTGGAAGCGGCGATGAATGGAAAAATTGCTGTGATGTTTACGGTGGCTTATCTGTATGAGCATCGAGAAGAAGCTGATCATCATGCACTGGATCTGACGCTTCGAGCCCTTCTCTTTGGAAGCAGGGAGGTGGGATTCTGATGATACCGGCATTACTCAATGAGAAGGTAACGTTTTTCAAGAATACGGTGGTCACGGATCCTGTCGGAAACCATACCAATGAGTGGGATGAGTATTATACCTGCTTTGCAACAATCGGCGGTGAGGGGCTGGCAAGCTCAAAGGAAAAAGAGATTGCCGGTACAACCGTTGATGATGGGGCGATGACGGTTACTGTCCGGTATTGCCAGAAGGCTTCAGTAATCGATTCCACTGGTTACAGGATTCTGTTTAAGGACGAGTTCTATGACATCGTGAACGTGGATCATATGAATTTTAAGAAAAAGTCTATGAAGTTCAGCTGTCGGAAAGTGAGGCGGTGATATGTATGGCTGCGGATAGAGTAAAGATTGACCAGATGGCGCATGTCATCATGGAAGGATTACAGGAATACGCCGATCTTGCTACGGATGATATGAAAGCGGCTGTTAAAAAGGCGGGCGATGCGGCAAAGAAGGATGTGCAGCAGGGAGCACCGGTTAAGTCCGGCAAATATAAAAAGAGCTGGACGGTAAAGACTACGAAAGAGAATTCAAATTCGTTGGAAGTCACGGTGCATTCGAGAAATCGGTATCAGCTGGCACATCTTTTGGAGTTTGGTCATGCGAAGAGAGGCGGTGGAAGGACAAGAGCCTTTCCACATATCGCACCGGCTGAGCAGAAGGCAGCGGAACTATTGGAGAGAGAAGTGGAGGCGGCATTGAAATGACGATTGAAGAGTTGGCAGCAATGCTGCAGGGGACGGGGATCCCGTTTGCATATGATCATTTTGCAGAGGGGGAAAGCCCGGAGCCGCCGTTTATCTGTTATCTTCTGCCGGGGAGTGATAACTTCGCTGCTGACGGCAGGGTGTATTTCAAGATAAATGAGGTGCGGATTGAGCTTTACACGGATAAGAAAGATGTGTCCGTGGAAAAGCAAGTGGAGGATGCTCTGGATGACCGGGGCATTTTTTATAACAAGAGTGAGGTCTGGATTTCAGAGGAACGGCTGTATGAGGTGATGTATTCCTTTGATGTGCCGGACGTAAGTGAAGATTAAGGAGGGTAAGAAGATGCCTAACAACAAGGTTAAATTTAATCTGAAGAATGCGCATTATGCAATGCTTCATATCGCTGCGGACGGCACAGTATCCTATGATACGCCGGTTGCTATTCCCGGTGCTGTGAGCATTTCGCTTGATGCCAACGGGGAACCTGAAAACTTCTATGCAGATGGCATTGCCTATTATGTCATCAATAACAACATGGGATATGACGGCGACCTTGAACTTGCGATGATCCCTGAGAGTTTCAGAGTCGATGCGCTGAATGAGACGCTGGATGACAACAATGTTCTGATCGAGAATGCAAATACGGAGCTGAATCCGTTTGCGCTGCTTTTCGAGTTCGACGGGGATGTGAAGCATATCCGTCATGTGCTTTATAACTGCTCTGCTTCGAGACCTGGCATTGAGGGTCAGACCAATGAAGAGAGCCGTGAGGTACAGACAGAGACATTGACTATTAAGGCAACGCCTCTGGCAAGCGGCGTGGTTAAGGCAAAGACCGGAAATACCACGGATAACACAGTTTATCAGAACTGGTATTCCAGCGTTTATATGCCGGAAGATATTTCCGGGGCTGATGTGGCTCTTTCGACTTTGAGCATTGGAGCGATAAGCCTTACACCGACATTTGATGCGGATGTGACAAGTTATACGGCGACTACATCCAACAGCACCAATACGGTGACTGCGACAGCGCACGATGAGAATGCTGGTGTGGTTATCACGGTAAACGGCAATTCCATCACAAGCGGATCTTCCGTGTCATGGAATGAGGGAGAGAATACCGTGACGGTGACTGTGACTAACGGCGGTTCCAGAAAAACCTATACCGTTATCGTCACGAAGGGTGAGTAAATCTGAAATAGGGTTCCGGGGCTGCGGTTTTCTGCGGTTCCGGAGCTTTATTATATGCATGGAATTGGAGGATAAAACCTATGAGCATGGTTAAAAAGATAGAGATTGACGGAAAAGAAGTTCCTTTCAGGGCTTCTGCAGCGATTCCGAGAATATACAGGATGAAATTTCAGAGGGATATCTATAAGGATCTGGCTGAGCTTGAAAAGGCGGTGGGAAATAATTCCGAGGAAGTCAGCAATCTCGATATGTTTTCCTTGGAGATGTTTGAGAATATCGCTTATATCATGGCGAAACACGCTGATCCGAGTATTCCTGATACGCCTGAAGAGTGGCTGGATGATTTTAATACCTTTAGCATTTATCAGGTGCTGCCTAAGATCATTGAGCTTTGGGGTCTGAACATGAAGACCGATGTGGAAGCTAAAAAAAACTTCAATCAACTGACCGGCAGATGACAACGGCTCTTTTCATGCTGAGGTGTCTGCAGGTCGGGCTTTCGATACGGGATCTGGATCTGCTTACTATCGGCATGGTGAATGAGATGTTTATAGAGAGCAGAAATGATGAGGTGGCTGACAAAGCATACCACAGGGTGGCTACTCAGGCAGACTTTGATGCCTGGTAATTATTTATGGAAGGGGGTGCCTTGATTGGCAGCGAGTCGAATAAAAGGAATAACAATCGAGATCGGCGGCGATACCACCAAATTACAGACTGCCTTGAAGGGCGTGAATACTCAGGTCAAGAGCACCCAGCAGCAGCTTAAGGATGTTGAGAAGCTTTTGAAGCTGGATCCGGGGAATACGGAGCTTCTGGCTCAGAAGCATAAATTGCTTGGAGAGGCGGTACAGGCTACTAAGGAGAAGCTTGAAACACTGAAGACGGCGGCAGAGCAGGCGAATACGGCTCTGGCAAACGGGGATATTTCCAAGGAACAGTATGATGCCCTGCAGAGGGAGATTATCGAGACTGAGAAAGAACTGGAAAAGCTGGAACAGCAGGCAAATGAATCTGCTACGGCGCTTCAGAAGATTGCTGCGGATGGCGAAAAGCTAAAAACCATGGGTGATAACGTCACTGAGGTGGGTAAGAAGTTCCTACCGGTGACAGCAGGTGTTACGGCTCTTGGTACTGCGGCGGTAAAGACAGCCGCTGATTTCGACTCTGCCATGAGTAAGGTTGCAGCGGTGTCCGGTGCGACCGGCTCTGACCTTGATAAGTTAAAAGAGAAAGCCCGTGAGATGGGTTCTAAGACAAAGTTTTCTGCTTCCGAGGCGGCTGAAGCTATGAATTATATGGCGATGGCCGGATGGAAGACAGAGGATATGCTTTCCGGTATCGAGGGTGTCATGAACCTTGCGGCTGCATCCGGTGAGGATCTGGCCACTACTTCCGATATCGTGACGGATGCGCTTACGGCTTTCGGATTATCGGCTCAGGATTCGGGACATTTTGCGGATATATTGGCAGCGGCAAGCTCCAATGCGAATACGAACGTCTCCATGATGGGTGAGACGTTCAAATACTGTGCGCCTATTGCCGGTGCTTTGGGTTTTAGTGCTGAAGATACCGCTGAAGCGATAGGGCTTATGGCAAATGCCGGTATTAAATCTTCTCAGGCTGGTACTGCTCTTAGAACCATCATGAATAACCTGTCCGGGGATGTGAAGATCTGTGGATCTTCTATTGGAGAAGTTACGGTTGCTACTACCAATGCGGATGGATCCATGAGGGATTTATCTGATATCTTGGCTGACTGTAGGACGGCATTTTCAGGACTGTCGGAGTCTGAAAAGGCGGCAGCAGCTGAAAGCCTTGTGGGAAAGAATGCGATGTCCGGATTCCTGGCACTTATGAATGCCGGGGAAGGTGATATTAACAAGCTTTCATCTGCTATTGAGAATTGCGATGGCTGTGTGGCTGATATGGCTGCCACGATGAATGACAATCTGGAAGGACAGTTGACTATCCTTAAGTCTCAGCTTGAAGAGCTGGCGATTTCTTTCGGTGAGATACTGATGCCTGTGATTCGGGATATTGTGAGCTGGATTCAGGGTTTTGTGGATAAGCTGAACAGCATGGATGAGGGCACAAGGAAAGTGATCATTACTATTGCGCTAGTGGCGGCGGCTATCGGCCCGGTGCTAATCATTGTCGGTAAGGTGATGAGCGCAATCGGAACCATAATGACAATCATTCCAAAGCTGGCAGGGGTTATCAATGCAGCAAAGGGAGCAATTGCAGCATTCAATGCGGTATGTGCGGCGAATCCGTATGTGCTGATCATTGCGGCGATTGTGGCTTTGGTGGCTGCATTTATTTATCTATGGAATAACTGCGAGGAATTCAGGCAATTCTGGATTGACCTTTGGGAAGGTATAAAAGAGATTGCTATTGCCGTCTGGGAGGCGTTGAAGGAATTTTTCACAGCAGCGTGGGAAGCGATCAAGTCTACGGCTGAGACTATTTGGAACGGGATCAAAAATTTCTTCCAAGGATTATGGGAAGGGATAAAGACTATTTTCCAGACAGTGGTAGATGCGATAAAGCTGATCATTACAACATATTTCAACATTTATAAAACCATCATTACAACGGTACTTACGGCGATACAGACTGTATTCACAACTATCTGGAATGCAATAAAGACCGTGGTGACTACGGTTGTGACGGCGATAAGCACATTCCTGACTACGGCATGGACGGCTATCCAGACCACGGCGACAACGATCTGGAATGCGATATCTAATTTCTTTACGACCATTTGGAACGGGATCAAGACGGCTATCACCACGGCGGTGAATGCTATTAAGAATACCGTGACTACGGCCTGGAATAATATTAAAAATACGGTCGTCAATGTCGGAAATGCAATAAAGACTTCCGTTACGAACCTGTGGAACAATGTGACTTCTGCTGTAAAAACTGCGATGGGTAATGTATTCAGTGCAGTAAAGAGCGGCTTTGCCAATGTGAAGGATCATATCACCGGCTTAGCGTCTCAGGCATTTAACTGGGGTAAAGATCTGATCATGGGTATCGTGAATGGTATCAAGAGCTGTATTTCGGCTGTTGGAGATGCCGTTTCGGCGGTGGCAGACAAGATTAAGAGCTTCCTGCATTTCTCTGTGCCTGATGAAGGACCTCTTACGGATTATGAGAGCTGGATGCCTGATTTTATGTCTGGGCTTGCAAAAGGCATTGAGAAGAGCAAGGGCATGGTCACGAAGGCGATGGATTCGCTTTCGTCCGATATGGTTATCAATCCTCAGGTGAATGCAATGCAGGCTTCACTTGCAGGCGGCGGTGCTGTGAGCGGCTCTGATCTGACAGGGCTTGTTTCTGCAATCAGGGAAGCTGTGAGCGGTGCCGGTGGAAATGACCGGGGTGGCGATATCGTGATCCCGGTATATCTGGGAGGAACCATGCTGGATGAAGTGATCGTAAATGCTCAGCAGAGAGCGAATTTAAGAAGCGGAGGAAGGTAAGATGGCATTTATTCAATATCTGAATTTTGACGGAACAGACCTTCCTCTGCCTGATTCTTATGAGGTGGACATGGAGGATAAGGAAGCAGATTCCGGCGGTGAGACTGAAGCCGGTACCATCCAGAGGGATGTGGTGAGAGCAGGTGTCCGGGAGATATCCGTTTCCTTTTCTGTTACGCCTACATGGCTGAGACTTTTGACAGAGTTTAAGCAGCAGGAAAGCATCACTGTACGGTATTTTGATCCTGAGACAGCTGAGATCAGAAGGACTCAGATGTATGTGGACGGATATAAGGCAAAGCTGGAAAAGGATACGAGCTATAAGGGGCTGTGGACGGTGAGTTTTACATTGAAAGAGTTTTAAGGAAGAAGGTGTTTTATGTATCCTGTATCGAGCGCATTCCTGCAGGCGGTGCAGGAGAATACAAGGAAATATTATTGGACGGGGAAGATTACCACGAAGAACGGCGTGGTTTATAACTTTGATGCTGAGGATATCGTTAAGGGGAGCGGGTATATTTCGAGCCAGTGCTGCGGATCCACGGAGATTGAGCTTGGTACGGTGTATTCGGCTGAGATGGGGATCACACTGCTTTCTGATATTGACCGGTACACGCTGGAAGATGCGCTGGTGGAGCTGACTTATCATCTAAGGATATCACATAGCCGGGATAGTGCTGATCTGGATGAAAATTATGATCAGACGGTTGAAGCTGACGGCATTTATGAGGCAATCCCTATGGGCGTGTTTGAAGTGTCAGAGGCAAACAGAACCGTCAAATGCCTGGAACTGAAAGCCTATGATTATATGCTTCGTTTCGAGAAGGATTTCAACGGCTTCGAGACTGTGGGTAAGGCGTATGATTTTATTCACCTTTGCTGTGAAGCGTGTCATGTGGAGTGTGCACACTCTCAGGCAGATATTGAGGCGATGCCGAACGGTAACGAGGGGCTTTCAATATATACAGACAATGACATTGAGACCTACAGGGATGTGCTCTATTACGTGGGGCAGGTGCTTGGAGGTTTCTTTTGTATAAACCGGGAAGGACAGCTGGAACTTAGGAAGTACGGGAATACTTCTGTGATGACGGTGGCAGGAAGGCACAGGTTTTCTTCCAGCTTTTCAGATTTCATAACCAGATATACGGCGGTATCGTCCACGAATATGCGGACAGAGATCGCTGAGTATTATCATTTGGAACCGGATGATGGGTTGACCATGAATCTGGGTGTGAATCCGCTATTGCAGTTTGGTTTGGAAGAGACAAGGCGTGAGCTTTGCGAGAATATCCTGGCTGATATTTCCGTTATAGACTATGTGCCGTTTGATTCGGATACTATCGGGAATCCGGCACTTGATATTGGTGATGTGCTGACATTTGTGGGCGGTCAGGCAGATGAAAACCAGATCAGCGCTATCACGTCCAATCAGGTGAAGATCTACGGGAAGCAGACGCTGAAGGGTGTCGGTAAGAATCCGAGGCTGGCTCAAGCGAAAAGTAAAAATGATAAGAATATTTCGGGATTGCTTTCACAGATAGAGGCAGGCAAGATCGGGATCCATACTTTTACGAATGCTTCTGCTTTTACAGTTCAGAACGTGGATACAAAGATCATTTCCATTGAGTTTGCGACATCCGAGGATAATCATGCTCAGTTCTTTGGGCAGGTGATCGTTGATGTTGATGCAGATGAGGTGACAAGGACGGCTACGGCGACCGGTAATGTGACGATTCCATCCGTGCCGGTAGATGAGCCGGAGCCGCTGGATCCTGATAATCCGGATGTTATAGGCAATACGGAAGAACAGACGGTGAACGTTTCGTTACCCGTATCATGGACTGAGGATGGTCATGCGGATGTGATCTTTTCCTTTGAATTCAATAACCAGATGATCCCGATACATTTTCCTCAGGAACACTGGTGCACCGGGCGGCATACGATCCTTTTGTATTATCCGATTGAAAACGTGGTAGCGAATTATACCAACACTTTCAATGTTTATATGCGGTGCAGTGGCGGTTCCGCTACGGTGGACACGGGATTTTGTATTGCTTCGATTTCCGGTCAGAGCATGGGTGCTGATGCCGCATGGGATGGCAAGATCGAGGTCGAGGAATATGTTGAGAGGTTCCCGATTGGTACCGGAAGTCTTGCAGGAAGGCTCAGGAGCGTTGGTTTTACCGAGAGTACGCTGTGGGAGATTCAGGAACTTGTGAAGAGGAATTATTCCGATACCAAGAGCGGAAGAAGTTCTATTGGCGGCTTTGCGGTGCAGGTGGATGTGTCCGGCAGCAATTCATAAGGAGGATGCGATGAGAAGATATACTGGATCTCTGACTGTTGAGTTGGAGGATGTGAATACCGGAACGGTGGAGACCGTGTCCGAAACAAATATGGTTACGAACCTTGTAAATGACCTGTTGGGAATGAATCCGATGGGTCTTTTTTACAAGACTTCGGGACAGTATGACGATATGGTGGTCTGGAATGATGAGATGCTTCCGATATGCCCGAACATGATCGGCGGTATCCTCATGTTTTCCAGCGCATTGACAGAGCAGGCGGGAAATATTTATCCGTCAACGGCAAATCTGCCGGTTGCCTATGCTTCAAATGACGTAAATGCTACGGCAAACGTGAAGCGCGGAAGCATGAACCTGACAGAGAGTATGGCACTTTCGGATGGATATAAGTTTGTCTGGGAGTTTACGCCTTCACAGGGAAACGGCACGATCGCGGCGATAGGACTGACTTCAAAGCAGGGCGGGGCGAATGCTTACGGCTCTGATGTGGCAGTGAATACGGCTCTTCTGTTGATCAGGAAAAACTCTCTGGATCTTAGTGTGGCATGGCTGAATACATTGTTCAGGGCTGTAGAAGTGGACTTTGAGAATGGTCTGCTCTACTCCATCGCTTATTCAAGTAATACGGTAACGATCACAAGGTATCGGATCCCGATATTCGATGTGGGCTTAAATGAGAAGCTTGATGATACGACGCTGACTTTGGAGGATACTACGGTGCTGCAGTGCTCTACTTTCCGCTTTTACGGCAGTTATACGCCGACAGGTATTTTCCTTGATGGCTTTGATGGATATTGGTACGGCTTTGCCAATCAGGGCAATTCATCCGGTGATGCAACGATGCTTTGGATCAAGATCAGAAAATCGGATCTGTCCTTTACGGAAGGTTCGTGGACGCTTTCCAATGCGAAGCTGAAGGTGGTGGGAAGCTTCAGGGAGGATTCCAGTTATCCGAACACCAAGAGAAATGCGGTGATAAGGAACGGATATCTGTATGTGCTGGGGTATGATGACACGAGCGTTTATAAAATCAATCTGGCAAATAGTACCGACGTGACTGAGATCAGTCTGGGCTTTACATCGGCCGGAAGTTCAATCTGTGGATCCGGCAGCTGCGAGGCAAGGCTGCTTATGATCAATGACATCATCATCGGCTATGATTTCATGATTGATGCCAATGATAACGTGATTGCGACCTTTGGCGGTACGAGGATGGATAACCTGGCAACGCCGCTGTTCCGGTATAAAGAGTTCGTGCTGGGCTGGGGCGGTTCCTACGGCAATGAGTACAGGTATAATTTCCTGCTCACGCCTTATCTGGCTACGATCTGCAATCTGTCGCAGGCTGTGGTCAAGAATGCGGATAAGACGATGAAGATCACTTATACACTGACGGAGCAGGTGGTGAGTTCCTGATCCGTTTTCACAATATGGGGCTTTATAGCGGCGGTTCTCATGGTGGGAGCCGCCTTTGTTTTGCAGAAAAACGGAGGGTTTGAGATGAAAGAGTTTTGGAACATTATTCAGGCAGGATTTACGGTGGTTGGCGGCTGGCTGGGGTACTTTATCGGAGGCTGGGATGGTCTGATCTATGCGCTGGTGGCATTTGTGGTGCTGGATTATATCACGGGCGTGATGTGTGCGGTCACGGACAAAAGACTTTCAAGTAGCATCGGCGCAAAAGGGTTAATGCGAAAATGCTGCATCTTCATCATGGTCGGTATCGGACATTTGCTGGATGCTCAGATTTTTGGAGAAGCTGGGGTCTTAAGGACGGCGATCATCTTCTTTTACATGAGCAATGAAGGCATTTCGCTGACAGAGAATGCGGCTCATCTGGGATTGCCGATTCCTGAGAAGCTGAGACTGGTCTTAAAGCAGTTACATACAAAATCTGAAGAAGAGGACGGTGAGGATGATGAAGTACAGTGAGAAGAATAAGCCGATGGTCTGCATGATGACACAGAGTACCTGTTATCGACAGACGAAGAAAATGAAAGTGCTGGGCGTGCTCTGGCATAGCACTGGTGCAAATAATCCAAATCTGAAGCGGTATGTGCAGCCGGATGACAATGCTACAGATAAGGATCTGATGATCAAGCTTTTGGGCAAGAATACCTATGGAAATGACTGGAACCATACATCTGTGCAGGCAGGGCTGAATGCATGGATTGGGAAACTGGCTGACGGCACAGTTGCGGCGGTTCAGACGATGCCCTGGGATTACAGACCTTGGGGCTGTGGTTCCGGGAGCAAAGGAAGCTGCAATACCGGATGGATCCAGTTTGAGATCTGTGAGGATGGACTGAATGATGCGGAGTATTTTGGGAAAGTGTACAAAGAGGCGTGTGAGCTGACGGCTTATCTTTGTAAGATATTCGGGATTGATCCGAATGGCAGCGTGAACATGAACGGGGTGAAGGTTCCCACGATTCTTTGTCATGCGGACTCTCATAAGCTGGGGCTTGGGAGCAATCATGGGGATGTGCTTCACTGGTTTCCTAAGTTTGGAAAGAGCATGGATACCGTGAGAGCGGATGTGGCGGCACTGATGGGTGAGGCTACAGGTAACGCTGCTGATGGTGGCTCTGTGGAGTCATCAGATGCTTCTGATAATGAGAAGAAGATCTGGGATTTCCTGATGGGCAAGATCGGAAATGCAAATGGTATTGCCGGTCTTATGGGAAACCTTTATGCCGAATCGGGACTCAGGGCGAATAATCTTCAAAATTCCTATGAGAAGAAGCTCAATATCAGCGATAAAGAGTATACGATGCTGGTGGATGGCGGCAATTATCCGAACTTTGTGACGGATAAAGCCGGCTACGGTTTGGCTCAGTGGACTTTTTGGAGCAGGAAGCAGGAACTGCTGGATTTTGCCAGGGAGCAGAGGAAGAGCATCGGAGATATGCGGATGCAGCTTGATTTTCTGTGGAAGGAATTGCAGAAGAGCTATCCTGCGGTGCTGACCGTGCTTAAGAGCGCTGATAATGTCAGGGAGGCTTCTGATGCAGTGCTTCTCTGGTATGAGAGACCGGCTGATCAGAGCGAGGCTGTCATGGTGAAGCGTGCAGGATACGGACAGAAGTATTATGACAAGTATGCCGGTGGTTCCGGTGGGGCTTCATCCGGCGGGATGAGTAATGCGGATTGTCCGTTCCTTGTGAGAGTGACGGCTAAGGATCTGAGGATCCGGAAAGGGAATGGAACCGATACGGCGTGGACTGGGAAGTATGTGCCGCCGGGAGTGTATACGATTGTTGAGGTGAAAGCCGGAAAAGGCTCTAATGCCGGATGGGGAAGGCTGAAGAGCGGTGCCGGGTGGATTGCGCTGATTTATTGTAAAAGGGTGTAAATTGAATATGGATTGAGGGAGTGCCCGTGGTTGTCTGATAATCAGATGATCACGGGCTTATTTTTATTGCGACATACAGTTGACGCTAATCTGTGATGAGATGTGATAGACTTCGATTACAAAGCAAGGAGGTAACGGCTATGGTCTATCGAATAACTGTTGATGGTAAAAGAAAATATGCTGAGGCACCTATCAAAGAGTACAGTCTCGAAGCGGATAATTTGGCGAGAGAAGGGATAATCCGTCATTTTCTGGATGATGAAGGTGCAAAGGAAGTTTTGTTTGATACGACTGTTGAAGAGGCTTCTGAGCTTCACAATAAAGCAAAAGAGTTTTATGACCAGCTTCTGGAATATAGAAATGTATGGAACGATCTTCCGGAGGAAAAGCCGTGGGGTGTAAACGAAATGTTTAAGCTGACTCCACAACTTATGAGGATATATGCACTTGCGATGGATCTTCCGTATCCGGAGTATACGGAAGATGCAGAATATGAAGAAGGTGAGATGTTTTCAGGAAAGGATGTCAGGTTTGAAGGTGAATATATATCATATTGGGCGGTAGCTCCGTATAGGGATAGACATGGAGACGGAGAGGTTTTTGAAGAAGCACTTTGGGAAGATTTTGTAACATTTATGCCTGCTCTTAAAGAAGGCGTGGGTGCATATGAAGCCGGTCTTGTTTGTGAGAGCCTATTCACATGGAGATACTATATTTTGCAATACTGTGGTAGACACATAAGAAATGCCATAACAGCTATGGGTGAGGTGTGTGAAAAGGCTGAAAGAAAAAGGAAGAAAAGAGATTACTGGGTTCAGGATTAAATTGGAGGATGAATGATGGATTACCACTTAATGTATAACGATCTAGTGGATAAAACAGCGGCTGTTTTTGCTGATAATGATGAAGCCTTAAACCGTATTCACAGGATGATAGGCTACCATCCCATGCAGATTATAGAAAGGGCAGATGAGCGTGAGCTGCTGGTCAGAGAGACAAGTAAGAAATTCCGTGTAGTATGTGGTTTTCTCAGGGATTTCATAGAGAGGAATTATGTCAGCAGGATAAAGCCGTTCAGAAGTTATTCTGGGCTGCTTCAGGCCTATGACCTGATCGAGCGATTCATGGGAGCGGAACTGGCACCGCTTATGTTGGAGGGGATAATCTCCATGAGCCTTGCGGGGGAAAAGCTGCCTTTTCAGAATCTATACCGGCTTTTTATCTATGATGCACCGGCAGATAAGAATGTTGCTTTGCAGCGGCTTGTGATATTCATCAGATCCCTCGAAGAGACGAAATGTTTCAATGAAGCCCGTGGAGCATGGGGAAGCGACGACCAGTCTCTGGGTGATTATTACAGCGGATGGTTCATGGATGCGGATATAACAGAATGGGATGATATGGATTCAATGCTTTTGGCAATTCGTGATGAGGATGCTTACAAGTGGTATCTGAGAAGCCTGATCTATCCGATCGTCATGCAGAAATTCGATAATACTGTTTTTGAGTTGCAGGGTGTAAAGAGCGACAGCTGGAGCAAGGCATGGGAGAAGATAAAGAATATCCCTGACATTGATGGAGATACGATTACAGTCGGAGAAAGCAAATATTCTCTGGAAAATGAAGGCACCATAAAGATGATCATCAAGGATGCGTATAGGCAGTACTATACGGATGCGCTTCACATGTATCATCCGATGTGGATTTTTGGAAGCAAGCTGTACTGGGATGTGCTCTTTGATTATCTGAACAATTTCCAACAGGATTTTGAACTGTATCAGATGCAGCAGATGATGGAGGCTTTATGAAAGATTTTATTTTTGCAATAGGCGGGATCGCACTGATCTGCGTAGGAGTATGGTTGTTCTTCAAATTGATATTTCATCCGGTACTGTTTGAGCTGGAACTTAGAAACAGGGGAGTAAAAGGTATCTCATATGTTATGACCGCAATCCAGCTCGCCGGGATCATTGCAATGTATGTATGCTACAACTACCGTAATCAGGATGGAGTAGATGCGTCAATAGGGTTCACTTTCATTGCCTTTGTTGTGGCTGCAATATTCGCAGCAAAAAGAGCTAAAAAGCTTCTTCTGACAGGAAAAGATATATGGCAGCTTATTTTGGCACAGGTGTTTTCGCCGCTAACGATTGTATTTGTGATCCTGCTTGCAAGCCTGGTGCTGGATAAGATCGGAAAGATTCTTTCGGGTGATTCAGATAGTGATAAATGATACCTTATATTTCATGGGAGGGAATTGTGCGGTGAAAAATAATGATGAAGGTGATGCTTTTGCAAATAATGCTACCGTGAGTATCAGTAAAGGAGCCATAGGTGAATTGGAACGGATCCTCGACAAAGGAAGCGTCATGATCAGATGGGGAAAGATTGTGTCGTCTATGAGTGATGAGGAACTGGCAATATTATCCACAGGAATGACTTGTAAGGGGAGACATTTCCTGTTGGCTGGGCTTACGGATGAACGACTTCCGATGGTGGCAAAGATGACGAAACTAATGGGAAACGATATGAAATATCCTGCAGCAGCTATAGCTCAGAGAATTATAGAAAAAATGAGAGATGGATGACAATACTGTTGTCGCCTTGAATTGATACAGTATAGAAAAAAACAAGGAGGTCACTATATGCTGTCAAAAGAAATCACAGATATTGAAACAAAGGATGGCCAGCTGATTGTAATTGCTGGCAGACCCAGTATGGGAAAAACAACATTTATGCTAAACCAGGTTAAGCCCTTATGTGGTAATAAAAAGGTTCTTGTGTTTTCTTTGGAAGAGCCAAAAGAGAAAACTGTGGAAAGGTTGGTGTCACTTTGCGGGAATGTGGATCATACGAAGATGTATTCCGGCAATCTTGATGACGATAATTGGAGAAATATTATTGGTGCCTCTAATTTTATTTCTGGCTGGAATCTGGTGATCGATGACGATGTAGATCCACCCGTTGAGCGTCTCTGTGAAAAAATAGGATAATGAAAAGGGAGAAAAATATCTCGATAGTTTTTATCGATTATATACAGCTGGTCGGTTGCAATCATAAAGTGAAGTCTCGCAAAGAGGAAATGACTTATATAGTGTCAAAATTAAAGAAACTCGCTGTTGAGCTATATATTCCTATTGTCATTCTGTCGCAATTATCAAGAGCATGTGAGAACCGGAAAGATCATCATCCAGTGTTATCGGATATTCGTGAAACTGCTTTGAAATCGGAGAATGTAGATACAGTTCTGCTGCTATATAGAGATGGTTACTATCATTGTGATTCATCAAATGGATACGGATGTGATCCAATGGATGCAGAAGTAATTGTCGCTAAGTATTCCAACATGCAAGGGGAACCATTAACGGTTCATAAAAAATTTAGCATAGAAAAAGGATGGTATTAGAGGAGGGCTTTATATGTTGTCAAAAGAATCTGGAAAAGAGTTAATGAAATACCAGGTCAATTATGTAGTAGTCGATATAGAAACAACGGGTATAGCTGCTGATAAAGATGAAATAATTCAGATATCAGCGGTTAAAGTGAATAGCGAAGATATAATTGGGGAATTTAATTCCTTCGTTAATCCAAATGTCCCGATTCCGCCGGAAGTAAGCAAACTGACTGGTATTACCGACATTACGGTTGAACATAGCCCTGTTATTAAGGGTGTTCTCTCAGATTTTCTGGACTTTATTGGAGATGATGTTCTTGTATGCCATAACGCTCCTTTTATTCTCGGGTTTTTGAACAGTGCAGCAAAGGAGCAGTTTGGAAAAGTAATTGGGAATGATTATATAGATACCAACCATATTGCAGGGAAAAGACTTCCCAAGGGACAACGCCGTTTTGTATCGGCACTTGCAGATTACTATGGAATAGACATCGAAGATGATTCTGACCTGCTGGCAGATTGCCATGTAGTTAAGAAAATATACGAATGCTTATTCCATAGGCGTAAGGCAAGTGCTGATGGTGTCATAGAGCTTCATTGTCATACAAAGATGTCAGAGGGGAAAGGTCTTATCGCACCGGAAGAACTGGTACGATATGCATACGATAAGGGGTACAAGTCAATAGCGATCACAGATTGCGGTAATGTGCAGGCATTCCCGGAAGTTTACCAAACTTGGCTTAAGATGTGGAACGAATATGAAGAAGGATGCCGTCAGATGGGTATTGAGGCTGATAAGAATGATTTCCTGAAAGTGATTTATGGATTAGAAGGAAATCTCCTTGCGGAAGATGGAAACGTGTTTCCGATATTGCTCTATGCAAAGAATGATGTCGGCATAAAAAATCTGTATAAGATCGTTACTGCGTCGAATCTGGAATACTATGAAAAAATGCCCTTGATACCAAGGGAATACCTTGATGAGCATAGGGACGGTCTGATAGTGAGCAACTTGCCGGATAAGCTGTTTGATGACAGGGCTTTTATAGCAGACCAGGTTGAATATGTAAAGCCGCTTCGTGAGGGAAGGTTTATCCCGGAATATCCTAACGCAGACGAAGAGCTTACAAATACATGCTCAGAGAGAGCGAAAGAGCTTTTTGGTGACAGTCCGGATTTTGAAGTTAGAAAGCGTATGGAACGGGAGCTTAATGCCATTAAGCAAAACGGATACTCTGGAATATACATGATGTGGCGGCAACTTGTCAGAAAATCTCTGGACGAAGGATATCCGACCGGAATAAGGGGATCGGTGGGTTCTTCTTTCGTGGCTTATCTCTGCGGAATAACCGATATTAATCCCCTTTCAAAGGAAAATGGAGGACATCAGATCCCGGTGGAAGTATTTATGGGCTTAGACCTTGACAAGGAACCGGATATTGATATCAACTTTGGATCTAATATCAGAGATGTGATACAGGAATATGTCAGTGAATTGCCCGGCATTGGGGAGACCTGTCATGCAGGTACAATAACCACAATGTTTGAGAAAACCGCTCGGAGGAAAGTCGAAGGTTTTTATGAAGAGAACGGTTTGACGATGCCGGAGGAGCAGGAGATCAATCGGATTATTGATAAGCTTGTGGGCGTGAAGACGAGAAATGGCGTTCATCCCGGTGGCATTATTGTATGCCCTGAGGGCGAGGAATTGGTGTCCTTTACTCCGCTTACACGTCCGTTCCCGGGAAAATGCGTAACAACGGAATTTGATTATCACAGCATCGATGATAATTTGCTGAAGCTGGATATACTTGGACATATACAGTACGACGTGCTTCATGTTTTAAAGAAAAAGACAGGTGTTAGTCTTAAGGATATCCCACTTGAAGATGAAAAGGTACTGAAGATGCTATGCGATGTGGAGTGCGAAGAAATAAAGGACTTTCCGGAGTTCGGCAGCGAATACACAAGGGCGATGATAAAGGTAGCGAAGCCGGAGACATTTGATGATTTGGTCAAAATATCAGCTCTTAGTCATGGAACGGAAGTCTGGTATGGAAATCAGATGGAGCTAATCGAGAGCGGTCAGATTGGGCTGTCTGATTGCATAGCTTCAAGGGATGATATCATGCTCTACCTCATGAATATGACCATGCCGAAAGCGGATGCGTACAGGATTATGGAATCGGTCAGAAAAGGAAAGGGTCTGACCGACGAACAGAAGCAGGTGATGAAAGAGATAGGGGTGTCTGAATGGTATATAAAAGTATGCGAAAAAATCCGATACCTGTTCCCGAAGTCACATGCTGTTTCCTATACGATGTTAGCTGTGCGGCTGGCATATTATATGGTTTATTATCCGGATGAGTATTCTGAAGCTTTATTAGAGGTTGGCTGATCAGATATCCATCAGCTCGCCGGTGTATTCATCGTATTCAAAGAGGAATGCTTTATATTTTCTCTCATAGTATATTTTGAATCCGGCACGGTTCAGCTCTTCAAAGTCCCGTTGCCGGGTTCTTTCGTTACTGTCGGGAAAAAGTTCATAGTACCCGGCTTTGAGATCCGGAAGTTCGGGAAAATCAGGCTTGTCGGGGACTTCTTCCGGAGGATACTGCTCCGGATCATTAAGAGAATCCTGAAGGGCATCCTCATATTCTTCCAGCAGATTCTCATAAATGTGAAGAGTATCAATGCTGATATGGGGAAAAGACCAGATCAGGGTTCCGATGCGGTTTAAGCGAAGGAGATGAGATCTGCGACGATCGGGAGCAGTTTCATCAAATATGGCATCATCTGTCTTTATATAATTGTTGTTTGCACGGTCAAGCTTAACATTAAGAAGGCCGCTATCCTTTATGTCCTTCAGATCGCGCTGAAGCATACGCCTTGATATATCAAATTCCCTCATGATATCATTCGGTCCGATTATCTTTGAGGCGGTAAGACGGTAGTATATTTTTAGCTGTCTGGTCATTTTTGAAAGCCGGTCTTTTTCCATACGAATACAAATCCTTTGACTAAGCGATGCGAATGTAATATACTGAATTATACGACATACCCTTGACGCAAATCAAGAGTATATTGTGATAAGATACTATCACAAGAAAGGAGCGCAGGGTTATGAAGATAAGGTCGGTTAAAGCAAAATATGAATTACAGGCGGCACCTAAACTCAAAATCTGCTTTGAGATTGACCAGGATGAAGCTGTGTGCGAGAGTAGATGCCTTAGTTTTGATCCGGAATCTGAGGATTATGGGCTTATAGGTATGCTTAGCATATATGATGAGACGGAAGACGGGCTTGTTCAGTCTTGGGAAGAAAAGCTTGATCTGCGGGGAAAATTACAATATGGCATTTTGGATGAACTGATAGAAAAAACCATATTCGACCGTATGAAGGCGATATGTGCCAATCCGGATGAAATGATAGGAAACTACAGGGTAGATGATCCGGCGGTAGTTTGGCTTGGTCGTAGGGAAACTTTTAACAAAGTGATTCGTGGTTGGGCCATACATGACCGTAAAAATTTTTCCGGGGAGATTCTTGGAGAAAAAGAAACTGGAGAAAGTGTCAGACTCTCCTTTCCTATGAATGCAGATGTTGTCAAAGAATTTGAAGGAAATACATTTATGGAAGTGCTTGAAGGAATAGAGGGTCATATGTAAGGAGAAGGCTATGGCTGCAGAGATTAAAGTTTACCAGGGGGATCAGATTGGCGGGTGTATTACTGTTATCTCTACTGACAGAACCAAAATAGTAATTGATTTCGGTGAAAATCTTCCGGGAGCAGAAAAGGAATCCAATGTTGATTTTGATTGGAAAAAGGAAAAGGTGGATGCGGTTTTCTTCACTCATTACCACGGTGATCACATCGGCAGGTTCATGGAAATCCCCGATGATGTAGATCTGTATATGGGAGAAGTAACCTTTAAGGTGATGTTGAACATCCGCAGAGCGATAAAGGATGAAGCTGCGGTGACAAAGCTGACCGAGAGGTTTGAAAATGGATCCATCACCTTTGTTGAGAGAGCGGTACCGATTTGTGTAAACGATGATATCGTAGTGACGGGCTACGAGGTAGATCATTCTGCTTATGATGCCTTTATGTATCTTGTGGAAGCAGACGGTACAAACATCCTTCACACCGGCGATTTCAGAGATCATGGTCACAGAGGGCATACTTTTAAGAATGGCAAAGATCATAATACCATGCTGGATGTGATCAAATACTATGTTCATAAGAACGGTAGGAAGGTGGATGTTCTTATCACTGAGGGAACCATGATGGGAGAGCGTGCTGAAGAAGAGAAATTTTCTGAAAAGGATCTGAAAAAATGGGCTACGGATTATTTTAAGGAACACCGTTACATATTCCTTAAGGTATCTTCCACAAATGTCGATACACTGGCAAGTTTTTATCAGGCGGCAAAGGTAAATGGAATGACCATGTATGCGAACAGTTATATCCTAAAACAGTTTAGGGTATATAGGACAGCAGGCAGGAAACACGGCACCAGAATGTATGATTTCTGGGACGCAAAGCAGATCCCGTTTATCTCTGATAGAGAAGATGCTGACAACACTGAGACATATCGGATACTTGATGATATGCGAAAGAATGGGTTTGTTGCTATTGTAGGTGAATATGATCATTATGAGAGGGTGATGGACGAACTGGCTGATGTGAATCCGGAAATGATCTATTCAATGTGGAATGGTTACCTGGATCCTGAGAGGGATGCGTACAATGAGAAGCTGGCAAAATTCTGTGAGAAATATCATGCATTTCAGAAGCATACCAGCGGACATGCATATCCGGAGTTTATTGCACTGGTGATTACAGCGGTTGATCCGCAGCAGATGATCTGGCCAATACATACGGAGAATGCGGAAGGGTTTATGAAGTTGGATATTTCGGATGAGCTGAAGGGGAGGGTGAGACGATGAAAGCTTTGAATGACAATGAAATTAAAGTATTTGAAAGCATGCCCGATCATAGAGCTGTGTCCGATTCATTGGAAAAAGCCTTCTGTTCTGGTGGCCTTAGTGAATTCAGAAAATTTATTTTTGCCGCCAATAACAGTTTGGAGAGAAAACACGAGGGATTAGCTGTATTGCTGAGGGGAAATGACGGTAAAATAATCGTCTATAAAGATAACCATAAAATATGGGAGCTATCAGTCTCAGAAAAGTCAAAAAAGAAAACAGTTTGCAAGGTTAGTTTTGACTTTAATCATGCCCGATATACAAAAGACTGGGATGCAAAGTACAAGAAATTACATGAATTGGGATTTAGTATTGGGAATCGTTCTAAATCAGAGGTATTACCTTCCGACATCAGAATAAAAATTGTTCGTAATGATAAAAAGGAAGTTACCGGTGGCGAGATTGGAATGATAAGCTGTACTAAGGAGTACTTTTCAAAGGACTTTGTGGAAGAAAGCTATAAGATTATTCATGGGTTGGTTAAAGATTTTTTTAGAAGCCAAAGCGAAGATTATTTTAGGAAGGCAGTGGCAACAGATCCAAAATATAAGAGCGTGGAAAATATCAAAGGGGCAGGAGCGAATGTTTTTATAGAAAAACGGTGGCAACAAAGATTATTGTTTCAATTTCAAAATATGAGTAATGGCTGCTATGCATATGACCTGGAATTTTCTCAAAAATATCCTGATAAGAAATATGTAGATAAATTTGCTAAAACTAATGGTGAAGAGTTCGCTGATGTTAAAGCGGAGGAAATAAAGAAGAAGCTAGGTACTAATGAACCGGATATGCTTGCCATCAGATACGAAGAAGGAGCACCGGTGGCACTAGTACTTTTGGAGGTCAAATCTACAAAAAGTGCTTGTGAGGGAAGTTCTGGAATAAGAGAGCACATGGAGGGAATGAAATCATATTCAGAGCAAGCTATTTTTATGCGAAACAGAAAACGTGATGCTTATGTGTCACTGTGCCAATATCATAGAATGGGGATTATTTCAGAAAATATAAGTATTAAGGAAATACCGGAGGATTTGCCTGTTGAGAAAGTAGTATTATTGACCAACGCAAACATTCCTATGGAAGAGGGTGTGAGGGCACCAAGTAGTGCTTTGGATTATTATAAAGATCATAAAGACGATATATTTTCATGGGCAAAGCGATACGGATGTAAGGTGTGGATCACAGATAGCAATTATTGGGACATTGATTTAAAAATTGAAGAGGTATCAATTTAATAGAATATGACGATTACAATACTGTTGTCGCCACAGTCTGATAACATGACCTTAGATTAAGGTGACAAACGCCAGTTATCAGAATGGAGGGCAGGGTCATGCGTGAGAATACATTTATAGGAACATATGGGCTGTCAGAGTCTCAGATAGAGCTTATCAAGGAAAACATCCCTACGAAGAAATGTGAGGTTATGAATACGGACTGCTTCACAGACATTATTGCCACCAGTGAGATGGCTGTTATTGTGGCGTGGGATAAGCTGTATGATGAAGACAGGGGAATATTGGTAGAATTCTATTCGGAGATTGCACCATTTTCAGAAACATTAATACTCATCGGAGATGTGGATATCCCGACAGATCTGAAAAAACATGTTTCTGTATATGATTCCTTTGACAGGTTTACTGAAAACATAAAGTACGTATTGTTGAGTGCATATCGACGGTCAAAAAAGAATGAGAATTTCAGCTCAACGCTTGCAAATTCCATCATGCTTCTAAGTTTGATCCGCAAGAAGCCTTACGTGACGACAAAAGAGCTGGCCGAGAAACTTGAATTATCAGAGAGGACTGTACAGAGGTATATAGAGACTCTTCGCATTGCCGGTGAATGGATAGAATACGATGTGTCTCATAGAGGCTGGATGCTACAGGAAGGCAAATCAATTTTGTGGGGCGATTTTTAATATATATTTTAAGTAGCATAGAAAATAGACCTGATGATGCCAAGGCTGTAAAAAATAGAAATGCATTTCTATGGACTCCAACGGAAAATAATCTTCACAATGCACCCAAAAACTGATCAAAACTGGCGGTGCTTGTAGTGAGAGGGAACAGGCCCTTGATACTACAGAAGGAGGTTTTGATCATGCCGAGAAAAAGAAAAGAGATCCCGGAACTGGAAAAGATGCTTCAGTACGGGAAAAAGAAGTTTGTCAGATACGATGAGGGAGCGAAGCTTTATTCGATGGGGCTTCACTCATTTCAGGATCTTGCCCGGGAAGCCGGGGCGGTGTATCACGTAAAACGTGTGGTGCTGGTGAACACCCAGATCATCGATGAGTATCTGGAAAGTTTTAAAGATTGAGAGGGAACTGCAGGTAGTGATGGAGCAGCTTCCCTCAAAAAGAATTTAGAGCGGGCGAAAAATCGGTTGACTTTTTGCCTGCTCTAAAGTATTATGATGGAGACAGACGGAGGTTTCGATAGACAATGGCAAGAACCGGTAGACCTAAAATGGATGATCCGCACAGCTACAAATTGACAGTGCGGTTCTCAAATGAACAGAAGAAACGGCTTGAAGCCTATGCTGAGAAATTCTCTCTGTCGAAGGCGCAGGTGCTCATGAAGGGCTTTGAAGAACTCTTGGAGAGGGACGAGAAGTCCGAAGAGAGCAAGTAGGAAGGCTGTTCCTCACTTCAGATAAAGAAAGTGAGGAGAAAGGATGGCAAAGACAAGAAAAGATTCTCGCGGTTATACGCTTAAGACCGGCGAGAGCCAGAGAAAAGACGGGCGTTACTCCTATTCCTGGACAGACAGGCTGGGAGAGCGCAAGGTAATCTACGCAAAGACGCTTCAGGAGCTAAGGCTGAAGGAGCGCAAGATCATCAGAGACATCGAGGACGGCGTGGATCCGCAGGCGGCTGAGAGGCTTACTCTGAATGATATTTACGATAAGTACATTGATCAGAAGTATGATCTGAAAGCCACCACAAAGGCAAATTACCAGTACACTTACGACCATTTTGTAAGAGACAGCTTCGGAAAGAACAAGCTTATTTCCATCAAGTATACGGATGTGAAGAAGTTCTATTACGGGCTGATCCAGGATGACGGACTTTCAAGTGCTACGCTTGACAACGTGCATACAGTTCTGCATCCGGCATTCCAGATGGCGGTGAGGGATGGAATCCTCAGGGTGAATCCTTCAGACGGTGTAATGGCTGAGATCAAGAAGAGCCATTTGTGGGAAAAGCCTAAGAGGCATGCGCTTACGGTTCCGCAGCAGAAAGCATTCCTTGGATACATTCAGGATAACCATCAGTATCACGGATGGGAGCCGATCATCACTGTTCTTCTCGGAACTGGGATGCGTATCGGCGAATGCCTGGGGCTCAGGTGGGACGATGTGGACTTCGAGCAGAGAACCATCAGTGTGAACCACAATCTCACGGAGAGGAATACCGGGGACGGCATGAAGCATATAAACACGCCGAAGACCGAAGCTGGCAAGCGGACGATCCCGATGATCGATGAGGTGTTTGAAGCGTTCCTGATGGAGTATGAGATCCAGAAGTGCGTTGGGTATCAGTCGGAGACGATCGAGGGCTATACTAATTTTATCTTCGTGACTCAGGGCGGCAGTGTGATGAAGCCCGGCAGTGTGAACAGGGCGCTCCGCATCATTTCAGATGATTACAATGAAGCCGAAACTGAGAAAGCAAAGGAAGAGGGCAGGGAGCCGGTGTTGCTTCCTCACTTTTCAGCCCATCATCTGAGGCATACCTTCTGCACGAGGCTTTGTGAGAACGAGAGTAATCTGAAGTTCATCCAGAGCGTCATGGGTCATGCGGATATCTCCACCACGATGGATATCTATGCGGAGGCTACCGAGGAAAAGAAGCAGGAGATCATCGGAGGTCTCCAGGGTAAGATCCTTTAAGGGATGTTAAAGGGTCGGCAACATTGTAAAACATTGACAGAAAACGACGTGCCTTTCACTTGAAAAGCACGGGACAGACATACATGAAGCCTGTTCGGGACAGAAACCGAAATCAAAGAGGTTTGACCACACATTTGACCACAAAATAAAATCGGCTATGGACTTCTATGGAGCTTGATGGAGGATAGGGTCTTTTGTGTAAGGATTTGAAAGCCTCTGTATGGACGGGTAAGGGTTGAGCGGAAAGACGACTCCCGACTTTGAAGAGCCTCAGCTGACGCAACCCTAGTAAATACAAGGGTTTGCGGACTTGACCGAAGATGAAAGTCATGCAAATGTACAGCAAAAATTCCAATCGAAATGAGCAGATATGCGGTAATATGAAGTTTCGATAGGTTTCCGGGATAACCGAATATAGTAAGACTTAAGGACACTTTCTAAGAAAGAAATTTCTGGAGAGTGTCTTTTTTTGTCTGTTGTTATGGTGAAAAATCTTTGGAACTGTCAGTCAGATTTTTCAGATTTACAGGTCAGGAAGGAGGAGAACCGCAAATGTACGGTACAGCGATAGTGCATGTGTTGTTGCATCACACAAAAAACCACATGAGCCTGCGGAAAAACAAGTCGCCATAGGAGGAGATATCGCAATGGAAAACAGAAACACCAGGTTTCCCGAAGACCTTGTAAATGTAAGGGTGCAGGCAAATACATCATACCAGATCAAAAGGGTGATTGAGCTTGTACAAAGTGAAAAAGGATTAGAGCTGATGAGTTGCTCAAAGATTATGCCGAACTCAGGATCCGGACCGAGGCTCCGACAGTTCGCAACGTTCAAGGATTTGAAATACGAAAAGAAACAGCAGCAGAGGAAAAACAAGCAAAGGAACTTCAGAAGAAAGTTCTGATAAGGAGGATGCTCATGTGTAAAGTGATAGCAATAGCCAATCAAAAAGGCGGGGTGGGAAAGACCACAACCGCCGCAAATTTAGGAATCGGACTTGCAAAAGCAGGAAAGAAAGTGATCCTGATCGATGCGGATGCACAAGGTTCGCTCACCGCAAGTCTTGGATATGAAGAGCCGGATGAGATGGAATACACGCTCGCCACGGTTCTTGGCAAGATTATAAACGAAGAGACCATAGATCCGCAAGAGGGAATTCTGCACCACGAGGAAGGTGTGGATCTGATGCCCAGCAATATTGAGCTATCCGGGTTGGAAGTATCTATTGTAAATGTAATGAGCAGGGAGACTGTACTTAAAGAGTACCTGAGTATGATCGAGCAGGAATATGATTATGCTCTGATCGACTGCACTCCCTCACTTGGAATGGTTACGATAAATGCTCTCGCAGCGGCGGACAGCGTTCTTATACCGGTACAGGCAGCATATCTGCCGGCTAAAGGATTAGAACAGCTGATCAAAACAGTTCGCAAGGTAAAGAGACAGATCAACCCGAAGCTAGAGATAGAAGGCATATTGCTGACTATGGTGGATGGCAGAACAAATTATGCAAAAGAAATCATGCAGCTTCTTGAGGAAGGGTATGGCAGCCAGATCCGATTCTTCAAAAACATTATTCCTCTGTCTGTTCGCGCTTCAGAAATATCAGCGATAGGTGTGAGCATTTATGAACATGATCCAAAAGGTAAGGTTGCTGAAGCATATACCTCTTTGACAAAGGAGGTGCTTGCAGGATGAGCAGGAGTATAGCAGGAAAGATAAAACTGAATTCTTTTGCTGATATTGTTGGTGGAGATGATACCGCCGTTACAGAGGTTCCTTTATCGGATCTCCATGAATTTAAGAATCATCCATTTCGAGTTTTGGATGATGAGAAGATGGAGGAAACGGTTGAAAGTATCAAAAAATATGGCGTTCTGATGCCGGGAATTGTCAGACCACGAATGGATGGAGGCGGTTATGAGATAATAGCCGGTCATAGACGAAAGCGAGCCTGTGAGCTTGCAGGGCTTGCGACAATGCCGGTTCTGATTAAGAACTACACGGATGATGAAGCTACCGTAACCATGGTAGACACTAACATCCAGCGTGAGGATATACTTCCGAGCGAAAAGGCTCATGCTTATCGAATGAAGTTTGATGCTATGAAGCACCAGGGTTCCGCTGGAGGCAGAACCGTAGAAAGTATCGGTGAAGCTGCCGGCGAGAGTGGTAAGACGGTACAGCGGTATATATGGCTATCCAACTTGTCAGATACACTCCTGGGCTTTGTTGATGAAAAGAAATTGCCAATACGATCCGGTGTTGAGATCTCGTATTTGACAGACAAGGAGCAGGGCTGGATTGAAGAGATCGTTGGATCTGCTGGTGTAGTAATCACACCGGCGCAGGCTGAAAAAATCAAAGGATATTCACAGAGTAAAGAATTAACTAAGGCGCTTTTGAATGAGATTCTTTCAGAGGAAAAGCCTAAGCCGAGAAAGATTACTTTTAAGGGAGAGAAGCTATCAAAGTACTTCCCGGAGGATATGCCCGTGGAAGAAATAGAAGAAAAAATCATCAGGATTCTTGATGAATGGAAGGATAAAGGAGGTCGGTGACCATGGGGATACGATCCAGCGGTTGTGCTGCCGTAGATGCAATGGACAGAATACGAATATCGGGAAATATCATTCCTCAGAGCTGGTACAAGGAGATACTGCGCGATAATGGCAAGCCTTATCTTCTTGCTGTTACATTGCTTGCGGATATCGTGTACTGGTATCGCCCCGTAGAAGACAGGGATGAATCATCCGGTTATGTGATCGGATTAAGAAAAAGATTCAGAGGTGATCTGCTTCAGAAAACCTATGATGAGTATGCGAATCTGTACGGAGAATCAAAGCGAACGATCAAGGCTGCACTTGACCGACTGGAGGAGCTTGGTCTGATCAGAAAAGTCTTTCGGGATATCAAACTGAAAAATGGAACGAAGATTCCCAATGTCATGTATATTGAGATCTTTCCGAACAGAATTGAGGAGATTTCCCATTATGATATTGAACCTTCATCTTTAGGACCGTCGGTCCCGAAGTATGAAAATGATGAGTCAGATGTTCCTGCATCTGAGGCATATATACCCTCCCAAACCGCTGATTTGGCGGGTTCTGATGGGGGTGGTACAAAATTTTGTAGGACCTCCTACAAAAAAATGTATGACCCCCTACAGAATAATGTAACACGTCCTACGGAGGAATGTACCCATGTCCTACAAAATGATGCAGGATATCCTACGCCGAATGTGGGGACAAATACATATATTACTACAGAGACTACAGGAGAGAATACGACACAGAACACAACAGAGATTACTCACAGAGAGAACAGTCCAGTCATGTCTTGTCAGGCAGAGGATGTGGATAACTTTGACGATGATGAATTGTCAGATCCTGTGGATTACTCGAAGCCGATAACGGTAAAGATGCAAACACCTGTAGACAGACGGACTGACAGAGATATCTATATCGAGATCTTAAAGGATCAGATTCAGTACGACCGTATTCTTCAGGAGGATACATATGGTGAAAAGGTGAATATCGTTGATGGGATCCTAAACATCATAGCTGATATCGCAACTACTGTTCCACCGGATGGATATGAACGGGTGAATGGAAGACAGTATCCCCATGAGGTTGTAAAGAGCAGACTCTTAAAAATGGATTACGAGACGATCATCCATGTGCTGGACAGATTCAAGGAAAATAAAACTGAGATCCGAAATATGAGGAGCTATCTTCTGACAGCACTTTATAATGCCAGGGATGAAAAAGATATCCAGTTCCAGAACTTCTTCAATCACAGCTATTATGGCACTGACTGGACACAACAGAGAAGGGAGGACTGATTGGATGATTTCATTTGCTGAAAAATATCCTGATCTCGTTTCGGAATGGGCAAAGGAAAATGAGATAAGACCTGAGAGCATTTCATATGGATCAAATAAAAAGGTTATTTGGAATGGGAGCTGCGGACATACATGGACAGCATCGATCAAGAACAGAGGAAATAATCATGGGTGCCCGTATTGCTCAGGTAATAAAGTCTTGAAGGGGGTGAATGATCTGGCTACTTTGTATCCGCATCTTGTTGAAGAATGGGACGAGAGTAATAGACCGCTTATGCCGGATATGGTTTCAAGAAAGGCCAACAGAGAGATAACATGGAAATGTCTTCGTTGCGGTCAGACATGGCGCTCCAGGATAGCCGACAGGACAGACGGACATGGATGCCCTGTGTGCTCCGGAGAGCGACTTGTGAAAGGGATAAATGATTTTGCTACAGAACATCCTGAACTTGCTGCGGAGTGGTCAGGGAAGAATGATAAGGATCCTTCAGAGGTCAGATCAAAGTCCAGGGAGAATGTCTGGTGGAGATGTGGTAGTTGCGGATATGAGTGGAAAGCAGTGATTGACAGCAGAGTTAAAGGTTCTGGTTGTCCTGAATGTTTAAGGCAGGAACGCCTGGCGAAAGTTCCATATAGCAACGCTGAAGAAGAGATGGTCTTCAAGAATAATGTGATTGCTTATTATGCGAACATTGCCAATGCTGAAGTGATAATGGGAAGTGATGACATTATCGGAGTTCCGCTGGATGTATATTTTCCCCAATATAAGGCCGCAGCAATTTACTCAAAGCCTCTGATAAGGGACTGCCTTGTACGGCGAGAAAATGCAAAGAACTGGCTTTGTCTGAATGCAGGGATAAAACTGTTTCGCATAGCTGATCCGGGATCTGACGATTACGAAAACTGTATCTGTATTACTCTTGAGAACAGATCGCTTGAAGTCCTTAGTTTGGCGATACAAATGATCTTCGATATGCTCGGAATTGATGCAGATGTTGATATAGAAAGGGATTTACTGGAGATTAAAAGTATTTCAAAAAAGTTTTGAAAGTTGCGCACAACGCAACATTTTTGTGGTAAGATCTGAACGAAGTTCAGATCCGGACGAAAACAAACGGCGATAGGGCAGTTATGAGAGAAATCTTGTAGCTGCTCTTTTTTTGTGAACTTTAGGACCGTCGGTCCTGAAGTTGGAAGGAGAGAACATGGAGTCAACAAGAGATATCAGAAGGATGATCGACAAAGAAATAAAGAAAGGAAGTGCTCCGATGGCATTTGATCATATAGATTACAGACCTGATGCATTACAGGAGATCACATCAGAATCAAAGTTGAAGGAGGTTCTCGTTTATCTTTTGAGAATTGCAGAGTATGAAAATCTGGCAAATGATATGACGAGAAATAATGTTTATACCGAAAATCATCTTCTTCGCGGGGATAGTTTCCACAGGCGGAATAATGTGATGGAGC